AAACATCTTGAGCGCCATAAGCAACAAGTTGAAGAAGACCACCACCCATTTATGCTATATTCTTTATACTATAATAGGAGAAAAAAAAAGAACAATTAATTTTTAATTATATAAGCATATTTATAAACATTTAAAATAGATATAACATTATTTGAATGTTTAAAGATAAAACTAATAAGAAAAGGGTTTGTTCTAATAAGGATATAACTACTCTAGATGCTATGCATAATAAAATTATAAATAATTATTCAGCAAAAATATTAGAAGAACAGATATCAAAAGCAAAAATTAAAGAATTGGAAGAAATAAATAGTAATATAAATTATGATATTATTAAATATAATAATAGCGGAATAATTGATGATAAATATTATAATGAATTATGGAATAGTAATATTAGAATTAAAGAAGATATAATAAAATTAAAAGACCAAATAAAATTAATTAATAATACAAATGAAATAGAATATTATGAAAATACTAGTTCTATTCTATTTAATTATTATGATATGATAGATAAACAGTCATATCATAATAATTCTACCATAAATAATATTAAATTTAAAAATAAATCTATTATTGATTCATTTAATTTAAATGTAAATAAAATTAATGAAGAAGAAAATGAAAATGACACCGAAAAAATTATTGAAAAAAGTTCTTTAGTTGACGAATATTTAGCTATTACTAATAATAATCATATTAAAAAAATTAACTATGATTCTAGAGAAATATGTAAAAAATGTTTTAATAATCTTATATCTTTACAACAAGATGCCATTATGATATGTAATAATTGTGGTTATCAAGAACCTTTATTAGTTGAACAAAATAGACCTATTTTAAAACAAAATACTAAAGATACTTATCATTTTAGTTATAAAAGAATAAATCATTTTAGAGAATGGTGTAATCAAGTACAAGGAAAAGAAAGTACTGATATACCAAATGAAGTTTTTGAAAAAATATTAAATGAAATAAAAAAAGAAAAAATACATGATACTAAAAACATAACTTATAATAAAATGAGGGAAATATTAAAAAGATTACGAATTAATAAATATTATGAACATATTAATTATATTATTAATAGAATTAATGGTATTCCGACTCCTCAATTTTCTGCGGAATTAGAAGAAAAATTATGTAGTATGTTTAGAGATATTCAAGCTCCTTTTTTAAAACATTGTCCTAAAGATAGAAAAAATTTCTTATCATATAGTTATGTTTTATATAAATTTTTTCAAATATTAGGTTTAAACGAATATTTAAAATTTTTTCCATTACTAAAAAGCAGAGAAAAATTATACGCTCAAGACCAAATATGGAAAAAAATATGTGAAGAATTAAATTATAAAGTTATTCCTTCTCTATAATTTAAGCAGGGAAACCTACTAATCTAAATCCAGCTCCTAATCCAACACCTTGACGAGCTCCAGCTGATATTGAAGGTGATAATATATCGAATATAGAAAATACACAAGCAGCTGTTAAAGCAATCATCCATATTTCACTTATCTTTAATTTCTGTTGAGGTAAAGCATAAGCTGCTAATGCTACAAAAATAGCTTCTATAGCATACTTAAGTAAACGTATAATAGCTTCCCACATATCAAAAGTATAACTAGCATCACCACCCATTATTCTCAATACTTATTTATATTTATTAAGGAGAAAATAAAAATATATAAGATTTTTATTATAATATTAAAATAGGTAAACAATGACTACTGAAGAAACCTTAGTATCAACAAAAGAAGTTGATTTTTTAGATGAAGATAAACCTATTAGAAATCAAAATTATTGTTGTTTATCTTTTTTAAGTCCCGAAGATATTTTAGTAAATAAAGAAAATTATTATTATTCTCGTTTTCTACTAAATTTTTCTAGAGATATGAAAACATTACTTGATAATTTATTACTTAAATATCCAGATTCTAAAGATCTAATTGATACTATTAAAAATAATCATAATTATATTTTTGATATTAAAGAACTAGATGAACAATATAAATTTTTTAAATCAGTTCATTCGGATGAAATTGAAAAAGAATTCCATAGAGAAAATAATTTTACAACTTCCGTAAGAGGTATTAAAGTTAGAGGTGTATTTGATACAGTAGAAGAAGCTAAACAACGATGTGAATTTTTAAAGAAAGTTGATAATAAATTTGATATTTATATTGGTCAAGTTGGTTGTTGGTGTCCGTGGTCTCCAAATCCAAATGATCTTCAAGATCAGGAATATTCGGAAACTCAATTAAATACCCTTATGAAACAATATAAGAAAAATATGGATGATAGAGATGAAGTTTTTGATAAACGAAAACAAGAAGGTGTGGCAAAATCTACACGTAAAGATGATATTGCTGAAGATTTAGCACAAGAAGACCCATGGATGGCTAGAACAAAATCTGATTGTTAATTTTTATACATTTTATAATTAAGAATAATAAAATGAAATCGATAGCAATATTTTTATTGTTTATAGGTATGATTTTAATAATAAAAGGATATTATAGTAAAAAATATAAAAAAGCTACTACACCTAAAGTAATTATTAAATATATTCCTAGAAGTGAATATGAAGAACAATTATCTGATTCTCAAAGATTAGATCAATATTATAAAAGTATGTTTGAAGATACTCAACCAAATATATATAATCCAAATTTTAAAATAAATAAATAATAATAGATAATAAATATGAAAGTAAATGAGTTTGGATTATTATTAACTTCTTTTATTAATAATACTAATCCTAATGCTAAAAAAGAATTATTAACTAAATGTGATAATCATCGTATTTTATTAAATCAACAAAAAGAAAAAGAAAATAAAAAAAAAGAATATTATATAAATAAATTTGAAAATATTAGATATGAATCTAATTTATTATATCAAGAATATTTATATAATAGAAAAATATTATATGATAAATGGTATAATTCAAGAAGTTTAATTGATTTACAAAATTTAGTCGATTATAAATATCCCAATATTCAAATTGTTCCTGAAATATATACTACAAATAAATTAAAATAATATAGTTTCATCTGATTCTTCGTTTACTGTTAATCCTATAATATATGATAATATAAATGTAATATAACTTAATATATATAAAATATATTTTATAAGTTTATTTATATATTCTAATGGCATATTTATAAATTCTAATATTTTTTTTAAAGTATATTCTATATTATTTAATATATATGTTAATATATTACTTATATTTAATATAAAATATGAAACTATATTTATAAAAACTGAAGCAACATAACTTATTGATTTTAATATCATTATTAATATATCAAAAAATGGTTTTAATAAATTAAAAAATATAATAAAAAAGGTCCATAATGTTTTGAATATTTCATATATATTAATAAATATTTGAAGAAATGCTGTTAATGATTCATTCATTTTTATATTATTCTATTATTTATTAATAGATTAGATATATGAAAGAACCAACATTTAATTTTAATTTTTTAGCATTTATAATATCTTTTGCTATTGGAATATTATTTGTTTATTTATCTGCGCCTAAACAAAAAATAATTATTAGATATCCAAATCCTTATAATATTGATAAAATTGTCTATAGAAATGAAAATGATTTATGTTATAAATATAACGCAGAAGAAGTTAAATGTAATAATTATGCTATAGAACAACCAATTAATTAAATTTATGTATATTAGAATTAAATGAAAATTAAAGATATTATTAGTAGATTATTTTATACTGAAACAGGTCAAATATTAATTAGTGCTTTATTTGGATTATCATTAGCACTTATTTTTAAACGAGTTTGTAAAGAAAATTGTATATTATATATAGCTCCTAATAATATTGATATTGATGGTAAAATATTTAAATTTGAAGATAAGTGCTATAAATATTCAAAATTAAATGTTAAATGTAATGAAAAACCTGTTGAAAATTATAATGGACCTAATACTCCCGAAAATAAATTAAATGAACCTAACTTTTTTTCTAAATTATTTGCGTAATTTAAATTTTTTATTTATATTAATTTATAATAAATGAATATGACAACTAGTATAGATAGTATTCCTATGAAAACTTCTAATAAAAATAATGATAATTATAATGATGATAGTGATGATCCTATGGTTAAAGATATCTTAAATGAATTTCAACAGGAATTAGAAATAAATACACAAAAACAACCTGTTAATGTAAATCAAAAAAATAATTATAATATAAATTATAATCAAGAAAATTTACAAGAGCCTGATATTAATAAAAATATGTGTAATATTAATAAACAAAAAAAACCACAACAATCTTATTATAATGAAGATTATATTAAAAAATCTATTATTCTTACTATTATTGTTTTTATCATATTTTCTCCAATATTTTTTCCTATGATTTCTGAAAAATTACCTTTATCCATTAGTATAATATTTGAAACATACGAATTATATATTAAATTATTAATTTTATTTATATTTACCTATATTTTATATTTCTATAATTTTCTTTAATAATTATTATCAATATTATTTTTATCAAATGCTAAATAATGTGTTTTGTCAGAATTTAATCCTTGTACACCATAAGCATTATCTATATTTTTTATTTCTTTATAATAATTATCATTATCATATATATTATTTTGTGCTTTATCTAATAATTCGGTTGATATATATGGCATTATTAAACAATTCGTTGATTCGTTTAATACACTAGTACTATTTGGAATATTTTCTGTTTTAGTATTATGAGATGGTTTAATATCATCACTAAATTTATCTATATTATTCATCATATAAGGATTATATGCTTTTATTAAAGGTTCATTTAAATCAGAATTATTTGTCTTATTTATAATTTTTTGATAATGTTTAAAATAAACTATTAAAAATATTAATCCTAATAAAAATCCTATAATTTCATCAAATACTACTATTATACTAATAATAAATATTGCTATTAATAATTGATGAACTTGTGAAGTTAATATTGGTGGTACTTCTATATCAATTAATATAGCTAATATTAAAAACACTAATAATAAAATTCTAATAAAATTTAATATCATTCTTATTTAAATATATATAAAATTAATTTAATATACTTAATTGTTTATTATTTATATGGAAACTTTTATTTCATCTAGAGGTTATTCTATATTAAAAAATGATACCAATAAAAAAATAATCAAAGAAATTAAAAAAGAATTAACTGTTTCACCTACTTCAAATCCCAATTCTTCATTTACTAATAATAAAGAATATCCTATATATCTTGAAAGTGATAATAAATTATATATGCCTAAATGTTATGGATTAAATAAATTTGGCATTCCTAAAAATAATAACCTTAATGATGGTTTAGATTGTCCTAATTTAATATTTAATGGTACAATTAGAGATATTCAAAAAAAACCCATTGAAAATTTTATAGAAGCTGCTAAAAATCCAGCAAAATTAGGAGGTATTATTAGTGTTCCTTGTGGTTTTGGTAAAACTATTATGAGTATTTATATATCATGTTATTTTAAGAAAAAAACTTTATTTATTTCTCATAAAGATTTTTTAAATGAACAATTTATCACTAGTATAAAAGATTTTGTTCCTAATGCTAGAATTGGTAAAATTAAACAAAATAAAATTGATATAGAAAATAAAGATATTGTAATAGCAACATTACAATCATTAGCATTAAGAGATTATAATTCTGATATTTTTAAAGATTTTGGATTAGTTATTATTGATGAATGTCATCATATAGCATCTGAAGTTTTTTCAAGGGCTTTTAGAAAAATGAATATTAAATTAACTTTAGGATTATCGGCAACATTAAATAGAAAAGATGGTTTAAGAAAAGTTTTTGAATGGTATTTAGGTAAATCAGTTTATATTCATAAAAATGATAAATCAACTAATGAAATGATTGTTCAAGTTCATAAATATTTTTCTCCAGCATTTGAATATAGTAATATTAAAACTTTATATAATGGACAACCTAATATAGTATCATGTATTAATAATATATGTAATTATAAACCTAGAACATTATTTATATATGAATTATTATCTGAAATTATTAAAAATGAACCAGATAGAAAAATATTAATTTTATCTGAAAGAAAAAATCAATTAAAAGATTTAGAAGATTTAATTAAAAATAATAATATAGCATCATATGGTTATTATATAGGTGGTATGAAAATGAATGATTTAGATATATCAGCTACAAAACAAATAATTTTAGCTACTTATCAAATGAGCAGTGAAGGTTTAAATATTCCTACTCTTAATACTGTTATATTAGCTAGTCCTATTAGCGATATTCAACAATCTATTGGTAGAATTTTAAGAGAAAAAAAAGAAGACAGAAAATATACACCATTATGTATTGATATTTTTGATGAATTATCCGTTTTTAAATTTAAAGGATTTAAAAGACTCAAATATTATAAAACAAATAAATATTTAATTAAAAATTATATCGAAAATATATTTATTGAAGAAATTGATCCTAATTCTTCTAATGATGAAACTAAAAAAGATGAAGAAATAAATATTAGTTATTTTATAGATGATGAATAATTTTATAATATTACTTATTATTTTTATTATAATTTTTATGATTATCTTTAGTCAAACTAATCATATTCCTAATAATAAACAAAAAAATAATTTTAATGATTTATCATTATTAGAAGTTTCTAATGATTTAAATAATACTAATTTTCAAGGATTTGAAAATGAATTATTATATACTTCTGATGATCTTAAAGAAGGTTCTTATATTAATCAATTTAAAGAAATAGATTATAATAATATGAAATTATCTAATAATCAAATTGGATTTAATCCTCAACCTAAATGTTCTTCTGGACCTCTTCCTTTTGCTAATATAAATGTTAATTATCTTCTAAAAGATTAATTGTTTTTACATTTATACTATTATTATTTATATCTATATATTGATATTTTGTTGTTCCAAATGCTCTTGATAATCCTGTATCACAATACCATAATTGATTATCTACTAAAGTTATTTTATCTAAAGCAGTATGTCCTACAAACATATAAGATATACCTAATTCATTATATAATTCATTTGTTTTTATTGAATCATTATTATTTCTATTCCATAATATTCCATTAGAACCTATTATAATATTATCTATTATTTCTTTATCTTCTATATTTATTTTATTATTTTCTAAATAATTATTCCATATATGATTAATATAAAAAATATCTTTATTATATTTTTTTAATAGTTTTAAATGTTCTAATTCTAATTTCGCATGACAAAATATTAAATCTCTTATTTTTATTATTAATGGTCTTTTTGCTAATATTAATCCTATTGATCCCTTTGGTTTAAATAATTTTTCTCTTGATTTTTCATCATTTTTATTTAAAGGTGATACATATGAAAAATCTCCTATTACATTCATCAATTCATGATTACCTATTAATGATATACAAAATCCACCTTTAACTCTTGCTATATTATTTAAATGTTCTGTAAAATATATCATTTCATAATCATTTAATATTTCCCAATTTTCATTTGTATTTCTATTTAAACTATCTATTTGATCTCCTAATTGAACTATTATTGTATTAGGAGGATCTGCTATCCATTCTAAATTATTATTTATTATTTTACTATCAATTAATATAGATTTAAATCTTTTTATATCTCCATGTACATCACCTATTATTATTATTCTCGATGAATTATTTATTTCATTTATATAACTATTAAACATCATTTATTAATAAATATCATATATTTTTCTTTAAGTAATATTATTTTATTATTATATTACTTAATTTTATATTATTTAGTTTTTTATTTTTATTTGTATCTAAATATATATCATAATCATTATAATTAAGATATATATCTTTTGTTGTATTATATGATGATTTATCATCATTAATTATATTAGTTAAAATATTACTATTATAATTTATACTATATCTTTCTAATATATTTAAATCATTAAAATTAGTAGTATAAATATTGTTTATACTATTTATAATATCTGTTTCATTTTCAGAATTATTTATTTGTAATTCATTTATTTTATTATTTATTATTATTTTTTTATCATTATTTAATAAATCATTAAACATTTTTAAACTTGATTTTGGATTATTAAATAATCTAATATCTTTATCATAATTTCTATTAAATTTATATAATGAATTTTTAGTTTTATCAAAATTATCATAATATATTGTATTTACATATACTGGTCTTTTTATTAATTTTTTAATTGTTTTAATAGTATTAGATTCTAATATATTAAATAAATTACAATCACCCATTATAAATAAAACTATTTCATCATATTTTTTAATTATTTCTTTAAAATTTTTTTCAATATATTTATTATTAACTTTATTTATAATTTTTAAATCAGTCTCTTTTTCTGGTTTTTTTGTATATATTATATCTTTTATTTCTTTTATTTTGTTATTATTATATACTTCTTTAAATAATATTTCTTCATCTAATGTTATTTCTGGACTAAAAGCATTTTGTTGATTTTCAGGACCTCTTACTATATAAAATGATGGTTTATTTATATTAGTACTTAATTTATTTAATTCAATAATAATTTTTTTAGATGTATCATCATCATTTATATTTGATAATATCTTATTTATTTCTTTAACTTTATCATTATAGTTTGATTTTTTATTAGTTATTGTTATTAATTTATATTCTATAAACTCATCATATATATCATTTATATCTACTATATCATATATATATCTAATAAATGGTTTTAATTTATCTCTTCTATATTTATTACTATATATAATATCTAAAATATTTATAATATCACGTATATCACTTTTATTAGAATTAATTATAATTGAATTTATTAATATAAAATCTTCTTTTTTTAAAATTACATATGGTATTATTTTTTCTATAATTAATTTAAATATTGATGTAGTAGTAATACGACTTATAGTACTTCTCTCTACTTTTTCTTTTTCTCTAAATTTTAATAAGTTTTTAGCAATATCATTTGCTTTTTGTATATTAATAAGTAATTTTTCAATATTAGTTTTTAAGTCTTCTTTAGTTAATTCATAAGATTTATAATTTATATTTCCTATTATACTTACTAATTTATAATTTTTTTTAGTATCATCATCTATATCATCTTCTTGTAATTTTTTTAATAAAGTGTTATATAAATTTTTTGAAATATCATTATTATCAATATATGTTTTTGTTAATATATCAATATAATCATCATTAGTAATATTACCACCTTTAGATGTTGTTGTACTAATATTAGAAAAGGTTAATATTTCATTAATTTGTTTTAAATAATTTATATATTTAGATATTTCAAATTTTTCTATAAAATCATATTGATTTGTATTTTTACTAGTTATAATACTACTAAAAGATATTTTACTTATATTACTAAAATAGCTACTTTTTGGTTTACTTGTCTTACCTACTGAAGTTATATATGTTTTTAAAGAATCATTAAATTTCATTATAATATCAATATCATTTAAATTATTATCATCAATATATTTAGTTATTTCATTAATATCATCTTGTTTTATATCTATATGTCTTTCTATATATTTTTTATGATTTTCCTTTAAATTTCCAATTAATTCAATATATAATAATATATTCAACGCTTCGTCATTAGTTATAATATATTTAATTTTATTGAAAAAATCAGTATATTTAGTATTTAATGAAGTTATGTCTCTAATTATTGATTTATTATTATTATTTAAATATTCCTTGATTTTTTGTTTAATATTTCTAATTTGTGTGTCATATTCATCTGTTTTTTTTTCAACAATTGTTATATTTTCAAATATATTAATAATTAAATTTATATTTTCTGTAGTTTCTATATTATTAATATTTAATTTATCTAATAATTCTTTTAATTCTATATCTGATTCTGAAGTTATTATTGTTTCTATGGGTGTTGCTGCTGCTTCTGCTGTTTCTGCTGCTGGTGATACTGCTGTTTTTGCTGCTGGTACTGTTGATAATACTGCTTCTGCTTCTGCTGCTTCTGCTGCTTCTGCTGTTTCTGCTGTTTCTGCTGTTTCTGCTGTTTCTGCTGCTGGTACTGCTGCTGGTACTGTTGATAATACTGCTTCTGTTCCGTCTGCTGGTACTGCTGCTGGTACTGCTGCTGGTACTGTTGATAATACTGCTTCTTCTGTTAGTGCTTTTGTTAGTGCTTCTGTTAGTACATCTGTTGGTGATACTGTTATGTCTGTTGATGGTACTGTTGTGTCTGCTCCTTTTTTTCTATCTGCTGCTTCTTTCTTTACTTTTCTAAGTTGTGATAATTTATACGCAGAATCTTTAGATTTTACTGATTCTACTGATTCTGCGTATACATCTGATTCTGATTCTGATTCTGATCCGTCTCTTTCTCCTTCATTTCCTGCTGCTGTTCCTGTTACTTCTGTTTCTCCTTCTGCTTCTTCATTTGATACAAATCTTAATCCGGTTCCTAATCCATCTTCATTTGATGTTTCTTCTCCTTTTGATACTGATCCTGATCCTGTTCCTGTTCCTGTTCCTGTTACTTCTGTTTCTCCTTCTGCTTCTGCTTCTTCATCTGATACAAATATTAATCCTGATCCTGTTCCTGTTCCTAATCCATCTTCATTTGATGTTTCTTCTCCTTCTGATCCTGATTGATCTTTTGTTCCTGCTACTTCTTCTTCTTCTGATACTGCAACTTCTGTTTCTCCATCTTCTAATCTTGTTTCTGATGCTTCTTCTTTTATTTTTGATAAGTTAGTTTTACGATCAATGATCACAGAATCAGAATCAGAATCAGAATCAGATACAGAAGATAAATCAGCATCAACACTTCCTGATATTTTTAAATCTATACTAGGATCAGTAGATAATACAACAGTATCCTGACTTCCGGTTATTTCTTTTTCAAAATCTATAATATTTGATTGAATTTCAAAATATTTTTCAATAATTTTTTCATTAGATTCAATATCTGATTTTACTTCTTCTTCTATTTCTTCTTCTTCATTTTCAATAGTTGTATCATCTTGAAATAAATCTTTATATATAGGTGTATCTGTCATACCATATTTAATTAATTGGTTTTTTAATTTCTTTTTAATTTTTTTATCTATAGATGTTAATAATTTTTTATTACTTATAATAGTTAAAAATTTATATAAAGTAAGTGGGTCTGTTGATAAATCTTTTTCAAGTATTTTATCTACAAGTTGTTGTTGATCTATATTCTGATATTCATCTAAATCAAAATTACTTGTCTTTAGGATATTATTAGGTATAGAATTTAATAATAATTCGTTTTTATCAGTAAAACAGTTTGGATCTAATAAATAAAAAATTATTTTACATTGATCAGGTGTTAAATTAATTTCCCCTCTTGCTAATTTAGTATTTATTTGTAATATAGTATTTGATGTTAAATATTTATCATGTTCATTATTATATTCATATAATTTCTTTAAAGTATGTGAATTATAATATAATATATTATTTGCGATATTTATAATAATTGAAATATCTATATTTTCAGTTTTATTAATATCACAATATGTCTTTTGTTGTATAGTTAATAATTTTAAAATGTTTTTAAAGTCAATTGATATTGTATTATCAACTATTTCTAAAATCATATATAGTTTTAAACAATACTCAATTAAATTAGTTATATATAAACATAAATTACTATCAGACCGTTCTTTACATTTAGAATAACAATATAATTTTACTATATATACATAATTTTTAACATTAAAAAATATATCATATTTTAATCTTGTTGTTATTAAATCACGAGTCTTATTTACTACAAAATGCTTTTTAATATCATAAGTAATATAATTATATTCAGGATCAATCTTTTTAATTATACTAATAACAATATCTTTTAATTTTTTTAAATAGTCTTTTGTATTTTCATTATATAATATAATATCATCTTTAATATTTTTATGAAATTTTATTAATAAAAATTTATATTTACGAGTATCTATATTAAATTTTCTATGTATACTACCATTTATTATATTATAAATAAATGCTAATATTAATATATTAAAAAATATCAAACAATCATCATTAAATTTATAATTATAATATTCTATGGCTTCTATATGATCAATTATTAATGTTAAGCTATGTATATTATCAAATTTAATATATGGTTTATCATAATATAATGTTAAATAGGAATTTGGATTCATCAAATTTCTAAAAAACCCATCATATACTGATTCCTCTTTTGGCTCTATATTTTTTTCTTTTAATTCTTCTTTTAATTCTTCTTTTAATTCTGCTTCTAATTCTGCTTCTAATTCTTTTATTGTTTTTTCTTTTACTTCTTCTTTTACTTCTTCTAGTTCATCTTGTTCTTCTGCTTCATAATTATATGATAAAAATTTTTTAATAATTTCATTGTTATATAATAATTTATTGTTTTTAGAAAATTTATCATTATAATTTTCATTTAATTTTATTATATAATTGGTTAATCTTGAATCTAACTTCTCTTCTTTAAACAAATCAACGCTAATTTTTATTTCTTTTTCAATGTGTCCATTTAAATTATGCTTTGAAAATATTGATTCTTTATTACTTATTATTATTAAAAATTCATTTATATTAATTTCTTCATCTATATTAAGTTTTATTAAACAATCAGGTACTTTAATTTTATCGTATTCATTTTTTAATATTGTCTGTTCCGCTTTTATTGATTTATCTTTAAAATTTTTCCCATTATCATCAAATGCTCTTAATATAGCAGAATATTCATTATATTTTATTTTTAATAAATTAATATATTCATTTATAGTTGTATTGTATAAATTTATTCTATCTACTATTTTTTTAAAATTATCAATAGATTCTAAATAATTTGTAATTAATTGTTTATTACTTATTTCTATTTTATTATGTTTATCATCTTTATCATAATCTACTATTTTCAACTTAGAATCAATATCTATGGAAGTTTCTTCACTATCATTTAATAATAAATTCCATTCTACTTCTATTTGTTTAATTCCTTTATCATAATCAGAATTTATATTTTTTACTAAATCATCACATTTAGTTTCATTTTCTATTTTATTTGTAAAAAAAGATGTTATATCATAAATTTCTGTATCTAATTTGGCTATATTATTAAATAATTTTTTACTATATGTAAAAGAAGTTTCTTTAGTATTATTAATAGTATTTTGTAATAATAATGTATATTTATTAAATTTTTCTATATATTCACTATCTATTATATATATATAATATTTAGTAGTTTCAGTATTAAGATTTTCAATATATTCATTATATAATTCTATATATTTATTATTAATTTCTTTAATATTATATTCTATATATTTTTTAATATTTTCTTCTATATGTGATTTAATATGTGAATCATATATATTATTATATGATTCTATTGTGGTTTTTTTGATAGTAGTATTAAATTCGTTTAATAATTCTTCTCCCTTATTTTCTAATTCAGGTATTTTTATTTTAAAGTTTTTTTTATTATATTCGGCATTATTATCTTTATAATATTTTTTAATATTTTCATCAATTTCATTTATAATTGGAGTAATATGAGAATCTGTTATTATTTTAATAAATTTATTAAAATAATCTAATATATTATTTATATTATAATTATCATTTATAATAATTATATTATAATTATTTATAAATTTTTCATCTAGTATGTTATTATCAAATAATTTTTTTATTTGATACTCAGCTACATCATAATTATCATAAGTTTCAAATTTATCATATTTGTCATATTTTATATTATCATTTATAAAGTTTAATAATTTATATTCATTATAATTATTAAAATAATAATTATAAATATTTAATTGTTGTATACCATTATATAATTTAAAATAAATTTCAAAAATGTTATTTATATTATCATTATATTTGTCTAATTTATTAATATTACTAATTATTGTTATTATATTATTATTTATTTTATCAAAATCTTTTATATTATATTTTTCATCTAATTTTATAGTTGAATCATAATATTCATATAATAATAATGTATATATATCATGTAATTTATTATATCTATTAAATAATTTATTACATTCTATTATGTTATTTTTATCTTTACCTTTAATTATTTTTTTAATATTATCAATTTCTATTTCTAAAACTTCAATATTATCATGATAATATTTTAAAATATTATCTTTAATACTATTAAATATTATAATATATTTATTTATATTATTAATATACTCATTAAATATTAAAAAATTTTTTTTAATATTTAATATTATATTAATATTATATTTTATATTAATATTAAAAATATTATAAAAAATTTTATTTATTGACTTTAATGATTTAATATTATTTATAAAATTAAATTTATTATTACTAAATATTAAATAATTATAATAAAATTTAAATGAATCATTAATACTTTTATCTAATTTTTTAATAATTAGATCATCTATTTTTTTAGAAAATATATCAGAGTTATAACTTTTATTTTTAATTATATTAATATTAGTATTATTTGTTATTTTATTTTTTGAATAAATTTGATTTAAAATTATATAGTTATTAATTAATTCTTTTAACTCTTTGGATAAAGTTAAATCTTTTTCTGTCAATATTTCATCTATTTTAATTTTTAATTCTTCAAATGATAATGTTTTTATTATTTCAACTTCATTTAATATTTTAATAATATTTTCATATATATTCTTATTATTTTCTGTAGTATAATTTTTATTAATATAATAAGTAATATTAATAAAATTTGGCATTCTTTTACTATCACCATAAGGATGTTCTGTTCCATTTATAATAGGAATAATTTCTTTTATTGATTCAATTATATTATCTATATTATTTAAATATTTATTTAATATAGTTACTTTACATTGTTCAAATATATGATCATCAATAATTTTTATATTATATTTAGTCATTGATGATAATTTATTATTAATGACTAAATATAAATCATATAATAATTGTAATATTATTTTACCTTTTTTTATATGAGATAAATCATCAATATTTAAATTAAATATACTAAATATTTTTATAATATGAAATAATATATTTAATATATTATCAATAAATGTATCAATTTTTGATTTATTGTAAATAATTAAATTTAAAAGTAATATATATATACTATATTTAACAATTACAAATGAAAAAATTTTAATTTTATTAAATTTATTAATTGTTTTTATTGAGTTTATTATTATAAATATTAATTTTTTTTCACCTTTTATTAACTCTGTAATATCATTATATGATTTATATATCAGTTTATCATTTTTATTTTTTTTAATTAATTCTTCATTATTTTTAATTAATTCAAAATCTTTATCTTGTAAATGTAAATCAGATTTAATTACATTTTTTTTATTATATAATTTTATATAGTGATTATCTGTTAAATATAAATAATCAATATTATTAAAATAATCATCAAAAATAGAATTCTTTTCATTGTATTTATATATATAGTCTAAACATTTATCTTCATTAATTAAACTATTTTTTATTTTGTCATTAATATTTAGTTGTATGTCTTGATAAAATGCTGTTAATTTATCAATATTATTTATATATGTATCATTTTTTAATATAAAAATACTATTTTTTATAATTTCTTTTATATTTAATATATACTTATTATGATCGCTTATTAAAAAAGATATTTCACGTTTATATATAATTTCATTATAAAATTTATGATATTTTGTTAATTTTTCTTTTAATTCTTTAATTTTATTATCATTTTCTATTTTTATCTTAATTATATAATTATTTATAATTAATAATATATTAGAATATATTTCTATTTTTTTAGAAATATCATTATCAATTATATTATAATATTCTTCATATATTTCATTATTTAGAGTATCTATAAGTGTTATAATATTATAATCTATTATATACTTATCAATATTTTCTTTAATTTCTCTATTTTCTTCAGTAATGAAATATTTTTTAGCAGTTAAGGCATCATTAATTACATTAGAAATATGATAATTATCATCTTTATTTTTGTATTTATGATCAATACTATTTGTTATATAAAATAAATCATTTTTAATTCTATCTAAATCTATATCTATTTTATATTGTTCAATTTCTTTTTTATCATTCTCATCTATTTCTTTATTAGTATCATCACCAACATCAACTTCATCACCGTCACCATGATCACCATAAGCACCACCTTTTTTAATATTAGTATCTTTATCTATAGTATTATTTTCATTAAAAATTAATTGAAGTATTTTAGCAGTATTTTCCATAATATATTCAGATTTATATGTATCAGAGTCATATAAATATCCTTTATTTTCATCAGATCTATAAATATTAGGATCAATCAATTTAGAATCATTATTATTATTTACAATACCTTTTCTTTGAGAAATTATACTCATTATATCATGTTTATATTGATTATCATCTTTAAATTTTTGATAACAAAATTTTGATAAAATATCAACAGATTGATATGTATTAATATCACTAGAATCACCTATAGTAATAAAAAGAATATTATTATAAGTAGACATAGTTATCTCTATAATAAAACAAAAAATAAAAATTATTGATATTTTTTCACTAATTCTTCTTTATTAATATTAGATGGTAATATATACCATTGTTTTTTTTTAGGATCCCATCTTGCTCCTTTATTTTTAGCATCATCTTTTTCTTTATAAGATACATTTAAATATATATATGTATTATTTATAGTCCTTTCTTTTTTATTTATAGAACTATTAGCTAACATATCAGCATAATAATTTCCAATAGAATGTTTATCTTTTTTATCTGTATGAGCCATTACATGTATATATTTAATATTATATAAATTAGTTAATTCATATATTTTTTTAATTAATTCTAAATTTGGTGGTATTTTATTTTTACTTAATTTCCAGTTATTATCTTCTAATTTTTTTCCATAATCTGTAGCACATTTTATCATATATGTACTATCACTAACTATAATTTTATTTTTAATAGGATTATCTTTAATCATTTCAATTGCTTCAATTGCGGCTTGTAATTCAGCAACATTATTTGTAAGTTTATATTCAAAATCAGATTGAATTAATTCTTTAGATACATTTAAAGGATTATCTTTATAAAAATAAATACCAATACCTGCTTTAGCATTATTACTTCCATTATTAATACATGCTCCATCTGTATAAATATATAAATTATTAAAATTTTCTATAAACAATAAAGCTTCATCATAATTATCAAATTTTTTAAAAATAGGATTATCAAAATTATCTATTTGTGTTTTACAATCAAGCCAATTTGTAAAAATACCATTTTTATTTCCATTTGCTACGGCATAAAAAGAACTCATTAATAATATTATATTTTATATTATAAAATCAATTTTTTATTTAAATAAAAAATGATTAATAAATAATTATTAATAATAATATGCAAACAGGAATTATTTCATTTGGAGATAGAGTAGTATGGAATATTAAATGTAATTCTACAAAAGATTATATATTAAATGAAATATATAATTTATATGGAATAAGAATAATCCAAAAACATTATTTTAAAATAGATGAAAATAATATTAAACATTTTAAAAAAGTTCCTCATTTAATATCTTTAAGAACAAATGGGAATAGATATTATATTTATTTTACTAAATATAATGATGTAGAAATCATTTATTTTATTGATATGAAAATTCATACTGGTTATGAAAAACCTAGAATAATATTAGCGAGAGGTTTATTTGATAAATCATTGTTTAAAAATACTTTATTAGAAGGTGAAATGGTAAAAACAAACGAAAATAAATGGATATTTATGATTAATGATATAATAGCATATGAAGGAAAAAAATTAGATAATTTAATATTACCAGAAAGATTAAAAATAATATATAATTTATTAAATGATAAACATACTCCAGATAAAATATGTGATGTATGTGAATATAAAATTAAATCTTATTATTATTTATCAAAAGAATCATTAAAAGAACTAATAAATATATCAAAAACTCTTAATTATACATCTAGAGGAATATATTTCTATTCTTATTATCTTAAACATAAACCTAAGTTATATAATTTTGATGAAAATGTAATTATTAATGTTCAAAAGAAAATTAAAGATGTAACAGAATTTAAAGAAATATCTCAACCTCAGATATCTTCAAATACTATAACTTCAAATTTCATATTAACTTCTAATATTTTACCTAAAGTAGAAAATAATAATGATGATTTTAAATATTTATGGATAGCTAAAACAGATAACGCTGATATTTATTATTTATATGATAATTTTAATATTTTAACATCTAATAAAATAGGTATTGCTCTAGTTCCTACATTAAGAGACAGTATTAATTTAAGAAATAATTTTAAAGATAAAAATTTAACATATACTATTAAATATAAATGTAAATATAATGAAAAATTTAATAAATATTATCCAATTGAACAATGTATTTAAAAATTTAATAAATATTATAATAATTATTATATGAATTTAAAAAATGAAGAAGCATATTTATCATTATTAGATAATACATTAAAAAATGGAAATAAACATAATACTAGAAACGGTATAACTTATTCTTGTTTTGGTTCTTTTTTAAATTTTGATATTAATAATGGTTCATTATTTCCATTAATGACATCTAAAAAAGTATTTTTTAAAGGAATTGTAGAAGAATTATTATGGTTTTTAAAAGGTTCTGTTAATTCTAAAGATTTAGAAAAAAAAGGTGTAAATATTTGGAAAGGCAATTCATCGCGTGAATATTTAGATTCTGTTGGATTATATGATTATGAAGAAGGATATTTAGGTCCTATTTATGGTTATCAGTGGCGTTCTTTTAATGGTAAAGTAGATCAACTTAAATATTTATTAGAAGAATTATCTAAATCAAATAGTAGAAGAGCGGTTTTATCAGCATGGAATCCTGTTCAATTAAAAGAACAAGCGTTACCTCCATGTCATTTATTATATAACTTTTATAAAAATGAAAATGATTTATCATGTATGATGTATATGAGATCATGTGATTTATTTTTAGGATTACCTTTTAATATAGCATCTACAGCATTATTTACAATGATAATAGCGAAAGTAATGAATTTAAATGCTAAAGAAATTATAATAAGTATTTGTGATTCTCATATATATGAAGAACATATTGAACAAGTAAAAATACAATTAAATAATGAAATTTTTAAACAACCAGAAGTTAAAATAATTAAAGAAATAAATCATGATATTTCTATAGATGAAAAAATAAAATGGATTGAAAATCTTATTTATGAAGATTTTCAATTAATTAATTATAATAGTCATGATAAACTTAAGGCAATTATGAAATAAATCCAATATCAGTTAAATAATAATTATTATTTTTTAATTTTAATGAATATAAAAATCCATTATTTACTATTTTTTTAATATTTCTAATTTTATTATATAAATTATTATTATAATTAAAATAATAATAATAACTATCACTTGTTTTTCTAGGTATTTTTATTTGAATATATCCATCTAAATAATATGAACGTATACATATTCCTGATAATAAATAAGCATATTTAATTAAATAATAATCATCTTTATTTTTTATATTAAATTCATTAGTAATTTCTATTAAACTTTTTGTAAAAATTAATAATTGTTCTTTATTTAATTTTAGTAAATCATTTAATACAATTTTTTTACAATCATTAATTATAATTTTATTTTTATCATTTATAACATATTTAATATTATTTATATTTAGATAATTTATTATAAAATCAAATATTTCTTTATTTGTAATATCTGTTGTAAAATTATTAGTACTTATATATAAACCTTGAAATCTATAATAATCATTATCTTCTTCCTTATTTTCATTTTCTATATTAATATTTGTTGGAAATCCTATAAAATCAAATGATGATAATTCACTTGTTTTAGCATTAATTTTACATCTAGATTCATTATAACTTAAATATTCACATATTTCTGGTGTTTCAATAGAATTAGGAATATTTTGAATACTTTTTATAATTATATTATCATTTATTAAATAATTATCAATATTATTATTAAATGTTATTTTATTCAATTGATATTTATTTTTATAAATTTTATTAATTTCATCTATTTCATCAAAATAATATGATCCATCCTCTTTTAATGCTAATATTAAATGTGTTTCCTTATTTAAATTATCAATTCTTACTAATCCTTTATTAGTAAATATTAATAATTCTCCTTTTAAAAATTTAGACATATATATATTAAAGAATCAATATTTATTCTTTAAATTATTTTAATCATAATATTTATCACAATTAATATCTGACCATGGTATACCACAAATTTTAGAATAGGCACATCTAATTACATTAGTATCCATATTTCTATCTTTTTTATTTATTCCTTGATCTACACTAGCTAAATACATTGGATAAATATTTTCACAATTTAATGGTATTGTCTTTGCTTCTAATCCTGTTAAATTACCATAATTATCTTGATCAGTAGTAGAACAATTATTAACAGTACCTTTACCATCATTTGATATAGAACCTGGTCTTTGACAAATTCTGGCTTTTCCAGTTTTTTTATAAACTCTTATAATATTATCATTTATATTATCAGAAAGACTGTTAACAGTTTTATCATAATTAAAATTTAAATAACTAATTCCTAATTTTTTTAAATCATCTTTAATACTACCATAAGTTGTATTTGTTATATCTTTATAAAAATCTGTATAATCAGTACTAGTATCTAATCCATTTGGCGTAGATGTTAAATTTAATATTTTATAATTGTTCATTAATAAAGCAGCTTTTGCTAATTCATATTTTAAATATAATGCTGTATTATTTTTAAATATATTTGTATTTATTAAATTAGATTGGCTATCATTATTATAATAAATATCAGCATATAATTTCTTTGGAAAATATAGAGTATTATTTATTAATTTATTATCATCAATTATATCATAATTACTATTACTTGATGCTAATCCAATTATATTACAATTTACATTAAAAAAATGATATTTCCCTCCATATTCAGTAGTACTTGGTTTAAGATTAGAACTAGCTTTATATATATCATATGTATTAAATAATTTATTATTTAAAACACATCTATATTTAAATAATTCAGGAGATATAGCATTTGATTCAAATGACTTACCATAAGCATTTTTAATATTACTTGAATCAGAATTATTGTATACTTTTTCTAAAATCCAATAATCTGGACAACTTAAATTATCATAATTACCATCTTTATTAAATTTAAATGGTTTAAAATTTATAACTTGACCAACTAAATATAAAATTATTAAAATAGTTCCTATTATATAAACAATAGTAAATGGTAAAAAACTATTCAATAATAAATATTTAATTTTATCAGATAGTAAACTTAATATAAATAATATGATAGCAAAAGATCCATATAAAATACATATCGCTATTGTACCATAAAATACTTTTTCTCTTTTTAAATTAAAAATAGCTCTGTCATAATCATTTAAATCATTATCTAATAAACTATTGGGAGTTTTTGTAGAACATTTATTACCCATATTTATTATTAATATTATTTCTATATTATATAAATGATTTTATTTAATAATTTGTTTGTGTATATTATAATGTTTTAAATTTAAAAATAACTAAATTCTGTTGTTTTTAAACCTTTTTGAGAAGTTAACGCAGGTGTTTCCATGGGCATTTTTAAAGTACTTACACTAGTTTTATAATCTAAATATTGTTTAATATTTGTTATAATTTGTTCAGAACACCATTCAATAACTTCTTTATTTAATGCTTTTATTTGTTCTTTAATATTAAAATTAAGATTTTTTCCACTAGATAAATATATAGATCTCATAACAATACTTAATTCTTGTTCACTTTGTCTACTTATTTTATATTTTCCATTAGTTTTATTATAAACATAATTTATAAGACCTTCATGAATAATATCAACATTTTCTCGTGAAAAAAAAACTTCAGATACACATGTACCTGTATAATTTCTTGAAATAGATTCTAAATTTTTTTGATCATATAATCTTACATCATTATTATAAATTTTTGCTGTTTTAGTTGGAGTTTCAAATAAATTTACTCTTCCATTTAAAATATAATCAGCATCCATTTCTTTTTCTTTCTAATTTATAGAAATAGAAAAGAATGGAAAGTAATTACTTATGCGAATATGTTAAATATTTATTAGAAATTAATAAAATAAAAATTAAAGATGTTAAAACAATTTATCATTTAACTAGTTGTATAGAAAATGTTATATTTAATGTTGTATCAATTGCTTCAGTTATTACTTTTATTAATAATTCAAAATGTATTAAAAAAGAAAGTATTGATATTATTACTAAATATTTAAAAAATTCATGTGGAAATCCTAAATCTGATATAATTAAAGGTGGTGGTGGTGCTATTGTAATGCCTAGTGAATTTTATGGAATAAGTTCTATGAGATATTCTCCAACTAATAATATTCATAATATAGATAGATTACATATTGATTTTAATACCGATATTGCTCGTCCTCAAATAGGAGGTGGTGTTAAAAAATCTAAAACAAAACCAATAATAAAAGCTATTAATGATATATTAAGTTATTATAAATTAAAAAGTAGTAATGAGATAAAAAGTAAAATATTGAAATTGATAGAATCTTATATTAAATGTTTAATAATAAAATTAAAAAAAATAAATAAAACAGTAACAATTGATATTATTAATAATAGTATGAAATCTGATAAAATGTTTGAATTATTTAAATAAATATAAATATTAATTATAATTATTTTAAATAATTAATGCCTATTATTACAATAGATGGTAATATCGGAGTTGGAAAAACTACTATATTAAATTATTTACATTCTAATTATAATATTAATATTGATTTAGAACCTATTGATAAATGGAAAATATTTTTAGATAATATTTATATTAATAAAAAAAATTTCTTTAATTTTCAAATTAGAGTATGGTTAGATAGATCATGGATTCAAGAAAAAGATCTAAATGTTAATATTATAATGGAAAGAAGTCCTTATTTTATTCGTAATACATTTAATAAATATATGTATAATAATAATTTAATAACACAACCAGAATTTAATATTTTAAATGAATTATATAATAAAACAGATTTAATATGGAATCCTAATTATTATATATATTTACGTTCAGATCCTAATAAATGTCTTAAAAGAATTATTAATAGAGGAAGAGAAAATGAACAAAATATAACATTTGATTATTTAAATGATATTCATAATTTACATGAAGAAACATATAAACAAATTTTAGAAAATAATAAAAATATTATATGTATAGATATTGAAAATAAATCATTAGAAGAAATAGCAAATATTATAATTAAATATTTATATTAAACCTTTAACATTTAAATTGTCCGATTTTTTATTACTAAATGATATAAGAATTAAACTATATTATAATATGTAAAGATGGTGTTATACCTACCAGTTGATTTACCCTTTGAAAAATGGTATTATTGAATTAATTACTATGTTATCAGAACATTAAGCGTAAGCGAGCTAATTAATTTACAAAAAAACGAATTCATACATAGTCCACGCTATGTTATAATCAAATTTTTACATCTTTGGCATTTGATTTATTCTTAAATCGGATATTTTAAATGGTAAAATGTAAAAAAATCATATATTATATTTGATATATATATATTATCATTTTTATGTAACATACTATTATAATATAAATGATATTCATTTATAATATGTAATTTATTAATTATAATAAATATTATAAAAAATATATATAATATAAGTCCAAAATAAATATCATTTATTGATATTTTATTATTATATATTAAAATAGCAGGAATTATTTTTCCCACAAAATTTATTATAATATATTTATGTATTATTTCTTTTTTTGTTTTATTTATTATAAAATAATAAATTCCATATGAAGTCCCTATTATAAATGCTATTATTAAAAATATAAACGGATTATAAGATAAAATATTACAATAATATAAAATAAACCATAAAAATATCCATGATGAAAACATTGTTAATTCAAAAAACATTTTATTATTTTAATAATAAAAAATGATTTAAATTATAAATAAATAATAAATATTATAATGCAACAAGAAATTGATAATAAATATAAAAAACATGAATTACGTTCTCATATTTATAATCGTCCTGATATGTATATTGGTACAATTCAACCAAATACTATAGATACTTATATTATTGATAATTCAGATAAAATTATTAAAAAACAAATCACATTTATTCCTGGATTATTTAAAATATTTGACGAGGCAATTGTAAATGCTATTGATCATTCTGTTAGAACTAGAGAAGATTTAGCAAAAGATAAAAAAGATATTCAAATTGTAAAAAATATTAAAGTTTGGATTAATAAAGCAACTGGTGTAATTGAAATATTTAATGATGGTAATGGTATTGAAATAGTAAAACATAGTGAATATCAATTATGGATTCCTGAATTAATTTTTGGAGAATTACTTACATCATCTAATTATAATGATGATATCATTAGAACAGTAGGTGGTGTAAATGGATTAGGTATTAAATTAGCAAATATTTTTTCGAAAGAATTTACAATTGAAACAGTAGATCATAAAACAAAAAAAATATATAAACAAACATTTAAAGAGAATTTAACAATTAAAGAATCACCAGATATTAAAAGTTGTCAGAAGAAACCATATACTAAAATTAGTTTTCTACCTGATTATGAAAAATTTGGAATTAAAGAAATGAGTGATGATATATATGATTTATTTAAAAGACGTGTATATGATGTATCAGCATGTACAGATTCTACTGTAAATGTATATTTAAATGATATTAAAATACCAGTTAAAGATTTTGAAAAATATGCTGATTTATTTTTAGATACAAAACATTCTCAACCTAGATTTTATGAAAAACCTAATGATAGATGGGAAATTGTTGTTGCTGTTAATCCTAATGGTTGTTATGAACAAATGTCATTTGTAAATGGAATAAATACAATTAGAGGAGGTCGTCATATTGAATATATTACAAATGGAATTATTAAAAAATTAAGTGAAATGGTATTACTTAAAAAGAAAAAAACAATTAAACCACAACATCTAAAAGATAATTTATTCGTATTTGTTAAATCAACTATTGATAATCCTTCATTTGACAGTCAAACTAAAGAAACATTAACAACATTAATTACTAAATTTGGTTCAAAATGTGAATTATCTGAAAAATTTTATGATAAATTATATAAATCAGGTATTATTGAAACTGCTTTAAGTGCTACTGAAATAGTTGAACAAAAGAAATTAACAAAAACTGATGGTAAAAAATTATCAAAAATTATTGTATCTAAATTAGATGATGCTAATTTAGCAGGAACAAAAGATAGTAGTAAATGTACTTTAATTTTAACAGAAGGTGATTCTGCTAAATCTACAGCAATTGCTGGATTAAGTGTTATTGGAAGAGATCATTATGGTGTATTTCCATTGAGAGGAAAAATTATGAATGTAAAAGATGTATCATATCAAAAAATTTTAGATAATGCCGAAATTACAGCACTTAAAAAAATTATTGGTTTAGAACAAAATAAAGATTATTCAAAAAGTATTAATACATTAAGATATGGAAGTATTATGATTATGACAGATCAAGATCATGACGGAAGTCATATTAAAGGTTTATTATTTAATGTATTTGAAACATTATGGGGTTCATTATATAAATATGATGGTTTCTTAACATCATTATTAACTCCTATTATCAAAGTAACTAATAAAGATACAAAAGAAGTTATATCATTCTATAGTATTACAGATTATGATAATTGGAATGAAAAAATAACAAATAATAAAAGATGGGATGTTAAATATTATAAAGGACTTGGTACCTCAACTGATAGTGAAGCTAAAGAATATTTTAAAAATATGAAGAAAGTAACATATAAATATACAGAAAAATGTGATGAATCTATTAATTTAGCATTTAATAAAAAACGCGCGGATGATAGAAAAGAATGGTTAGCAAATTATGATAAAAATGAAATTCTTGATTATACTAGTAGTGAAATATCATTTGAAACATTTATTAATAAAGATTTAATTCATTTTAGTAATCGCAATCTTGAACGTGCTATTCCTAATATTATGGATGGACTTAAAGAAAGTACACGAAAAATCTTATTTACATGTTTAAAAAGAAAATTATATCATAAAGAAATAAAAGTAGCTCAATTAGCTGGAAGTGTTAGTGAAGAATCAGCATATCATCATGGAGAAGCTTCATTACAAGAAGCTATTATTGGAATGGCTCAAATATTTGTAGGTACAAATAATATTAATATATTAAATCCAAATGGTCAATTTGGAACTAGAATTAATGGCGGTAATGATTCAGGTGCTCCTAGATATATATTTACAGTATTATCAAAATTAACTAAATTAATTTTCAAAGAAGAAGATAATGATATTTTAAATTATTTAAATGAAGATGGAGTATCAATTGAACCTGAATTTTATATTCCAATTATTCCAATGATTTTAGTAAATGGTTCTATTGGTATTGGTACAGGATATTCAACAAATATTCCACAATTTAATCCAGAGGATATTATAAATATTTATTTAGAGATTTGTGATAATATTAAAAGTAATATTGGTAAAATTTTAAATGAAGAAGATATTGAAAAAGTATTAATATTAATTGGTGGAAAAGAAATTAAAAAAATTAATCCTTATTATTTAGGATTTAAAGGTGATATTTATTTAAATGAAAAAAATAATTATACATCTAGAGGTATTTATAAATGGATTAATAATACTACATTAGAAATATCAGAATTACCAATTGGAACATGGACAGAAAATTATAAAGAATATTTGGAAGAATTAATTATTAAAAATAATCAATATTTAAAATCATTTGATAGTCATTATACATCAAAAAATGTTAAATTCGTATTAAATTTAACAGAAAATGCTAAAGAAGAATTAGGTGAAAAAATTGTAAATGAATTTAATTTAATTTCAAATAAAAATTTAAGTTTGAATAATTTACATTTATTTACAACTAAAGGTAATATTAAGAAATATGAAAATATTGAAGAAATATTAAAAGAATGGTGTTTTACACGTATTTATAAATATCAAGTTCGTAAAGAATCTCAATTAAATAAAATGGAATTAGAATATTTAGTATCATCTTCAAAAATTAGATTTATATTAGATGTTATTTCTGAAAATATTAAAATTATGAATATTAAAATGTCTGAAATTGAAAAACAATTACATGAAAAAGATTATTATAAATATGAAGATTCTTATGATTATTTATTAAGAATGCCTATCTCACAATTAACAAATGAAAAGAAAGAACATTTAGAAAAAGAAGTTGCTAAATTAAAATTAGATATTGATGAATTAAAAGATACATCTATTATTGATATTTGGGAAAATGAATTAAAATTATTATTAGAAGAATGGATTAAACATAAAAATGATATTTTAGAAGATTATGAAAATGATTCAAAAGGAGAAATTAAGAAAATTACTAAAAAACAAACTTCAAAAAATAAGTAATTATATCATCTATTTTCCATATATTAACATTATTTCTTTTTATATAATATTTCCATTTATATGGTAATATTAATGATTGTTTTTTTTCTAATTTAATAGCTATTATTCTATCATTTTCATCTGGTATTATTGAATAAATACTTGCTTTATATATAATAATTTCAGTATCTTCTATAGCATTTATAAATAAATATTTATTTTTATTAAATTTCCAATCATCATTATTATTATCATCATTATCATAATTAATAATATTATAATTAAACCATGAATTAATTAATTTTTCAGTATCTTCTAGATAATCAGGAATTACTATAGGTTGTCTCAAATATAATAAATTAAAATTAAAATCTGTAATATTTGTTTGAAGTATTTGGATAGTTGGAGGAAATATAAAATAACAACAAATATAAATAATGATAAATATTATTAAAATATAATAAATTGAATTAAATTTCATTTATTAATTATAAATAGAAAAATTATGAAAAAAAAATCTAATATTAAAAAAAAAGGAGGTTCATCTATTGTTTCTAATATTATAGGTGATAAACCAGGGCCTTTTATTCCAGAAAATTTACAATTAGAAAGTGAAAAAGGAAATAAAGATGTTATATTAAATAAATATAAAAATATAAAAGAAGATGCTGAAAAAGATTATATTATAAAAAAAGATTCTTATTATAATGAAGAAGAAAATAGAATTAAAACTTCCGAAAGATTTATTACATTTTTATCAAAAATAGTAGGACCTTCTATTTATGCTTTATTTAATTTTTTTAGTTATTTATATGAAAATGTTCTTAGTAAAGTATTACGTTATATAAGAAAATTTGTAATTTTTATAAAAGATTGTTTTGTAAGTTTTATCTATAATATAGGTTATATATTTAATAATATTACTAAAGCAAGAGGTGTTATTTTAGTTGTAATTATATTTATTATAATTATCATAATTATTATTAGTTTCTTTTATGGCGGTAATTTACCAAATCCTTTTAGTGGTAATAATATATATAAATCAACTGATGGATTAATAATATCATATAAAGATCTAAAAAATGATAGTCCATTTGCTATATTAGCAAATCAATTACAAAATATAATTCCTGTTCCAGATGAATACGTTAATCAATTAAATAAATTTAAAAATGATTTCTATGGTTTTTTTGGAAAAGATATTATTAATGATAATATAGATACAACATTAAGAGGTACTATTACAACAGGAAGATATGATGGTATTTATAATGTAGCAAATAATATAAATATTACTGATAAAAATATATATTCTACAATTAAACCTAAAAATTCAATTCAAATAAATATTAATTTAAATGATTATGCTAATATTGATTATCAAAATTTACCAACAGCTTTAAAAGCATTAACCAAATATAATATAGATAATTATAAAATTAATATACCTCTATCTTCAAATCAAAGTAATATGTATTATTATGATATTGATAATGCTAATTATCATAATAAAACTGATAATACATATGTAAAACCTATTAATACAGGTGAATATAAAATATTTAATACTTCAAACATTATAGATACCAATATTAAAACAATTTTTAATATTAATCAAGTACCTATAGATAAATTTTTATTTTCAAATAAAGATAATTTAAATAAACAAATATTGGAAACAAAGTTATTTAATTATGATGATACTAGTGGTAAATATATTTATCCTACATCATATATTGATAAAATTTTAAATAAAATTGTATAATTTTTAATAGGATATAATTATAGTTATAATGACTGATAAATGTGATTTAGATAATAATAATTTATATATAAATCCTATTGAAACATGTTCATTAGCATCTTTATATAAAATATACAATAAAACTAGGCATTCTGATTTTTATACAGACAATAAATATTCATTATATAGTCAAGCATTTAGTAATGCTTATACTGATATAAATTCAAATTTTAGAAATCTTAGTACAAATGAATTTATATATAAATATGATAAAAATAAAAAAGATTTATGTTTTCCACTTAAAGAAAATGATGATAAAAGTCCTTATGCTATAAATTGTGTAATTGCTACAGATAATCCTTTATATACTTATGATATAAATAAACGTGTATGTACTGTAATACCAGATTTAAAAGCAACACCTGATATATTAAAATATAGTGAAAATAAGGATTATATATATATAGATAATAATGATGATGAATATAATAAATTTAAATATAAATATAGAAATATAAAAGCTTTTTGTGATAATAAATGGTATGATTGGATTACTATACCTAATTATCATTTTGGAAATGGTTATTTAAAAGATACTGGAGAATTTTCAAAAGAAGATGTAAGAAAATGTTATAAACCATGTGAATTAAATAAATTACCATATATTGATAATAAAGGAATACATAAATGTGTTAATAAAAAAATAGCAGATAATGGTGTTTATAATAAAAAATTAAATTATTCTCCATTTGCTTTAATAAATTTATTAGGTAATACACAAGAAAATTTAGGTAATTTATATATTTATATGTCTTTAGATGAATATTATAAATATAACTCACATGATTTATATGAAATTAATTTAAATACAAGTATTTTAAATACATGTATAATTAATACTTCTAATGGTTTTGTAAGTGAATGTACAATTAAACCTTATAATAATTTTGAAGAAGTTAGAACGGCATATTCTTCATTTAATAATGTAATATTTGATAATATTATAAATGTAAATACATTCGATGAATTAAAAAAATATGAAAAATATGATAATATATTAACTTACAAAAATGTTAATTTTCATGAAAATGATCCTGAATTAATAACATTAAGAGGTTTAATTAATTATAATATATTATCTCATCCAATATTAATACATACATTTATATTAAGTTATAAAATACATGAATTTACAGAAAAAAAAATTTTTACATTAACAAATTATACTGATAATACTAATGGTAATACAATTGATAGTAATATTACTAAATTAAATAATGATAACTATAATGTTAAATATATTATAACTAAATTAATAGAAAATAATGAAATTTATAAAAATAATACTAATAAAAAAGGATTATATATAGAAAGATTAGCAAATATTTTATATAAATCTATAAATATTTGTTATAATAATAAAACTGAATTTAGTAAAAATATTATTAATAAAACAATAGAAGCTATTAATAAATATCTTCTATTTTCAGATAATAATTTAATAGCATATGACAAATTATTTAATTATAATAAATTATGTTTTGATAATAATACTAATCTACAATATATACCTTCAGGTTATACTCCAAATATAGATACAATTAAAGCAACTTATAATACTTATTTAAATATATTAAAACAAGGATTTGAAATAAAATATTATGAAAATAAATCAATTATAATAAATAATATAGATATAAGTTCTCAAACAGCTACTGATAAAACAAAAATTATAAATTTTATAAATAATTATTGTCATTTTAAAAAAGAAACATTAGAAGAAGATATATTATGTAATACTAATCAAATTTATAATGTAGAAATAAAAAATTGTGATTATTGTAGTAACGTATGTACTAAAAATAAATGTTCTACAGATAATAGATGTATATATTATTGTAAAGATCAATGTGATATATATTTATCAGATAAATTAAAAAACTCATCATGTGGTAGTATTAAAGAAAAGAATAAAAATAAAACTACTAATATATCTATAATAGATGAAACCCCATTGGAAGAAAATTCATTTGATTTTTTTTCACAATTTAATAAGTCAATTAAAGTAGCAATTAGTATTATATTTTTTATTATTTTGATATATATAATATATATATTTTATGAAATATTTGGTGAAGCAATATTATTATTTTTTAATTTTGTAATATATTATCTTTATTTTATATATAACATAATTATAAATTTACCTAATTATAATAATTTATGGGTTATTGTTGATTATAAGATGGCAGAATATACTAAAAATTATAATATTAAAAGATATAATAAAGCTTTTACTAATTTATTATCTAAGAACTAAAAACAGAAATAAAATATTTAGAAGTTTTTTTAAAATCAATTATTGGTTTTGGATAATCTATATTATATTTATTATTTATTTTTTCCCAATTAATAATAATTTTATTATCAATGTCTTTTAATTCAGGTATCCATTTTTTAACATATAAACATTCTTTATCATATTTTAATAATTGCGCAGAAGGCGAAAATATACGAAAATAAGGTTGACTATCTGTTCCAATAGAAGCACACCATTGCCATCCTCCATTATTAGATGCTGGATCATAATCTACTAATTTTGTGGCGAAATATTGTTCACCTTTTTTCCAATCTATAAATAAATTTTTAGTTAAAAAAGATGCTACAATCATTCTACATCTATTATGCATCCATCCAGTTTCATTTAATTGTCTCATCGCCGCATCAATTAAAGGAAATCCTGTTAATCCATTTTTCCATAATTCAAAATTACTATTATTAATATTCCATTTTATTTTATCATATTTTTTATTAAAAGGTTTTCCATATATATATGGAAAATAGTAAGAAATATAAGCATAAAAATCTCTCCATATTAATTCTCTAATTAAAGCATGTTTAATTGGAAGACTATAATATATTTCTCTAATACTAATACAACCAAATTTAATATAGGCGCTTAATTTAGTTGTTTTATCTAAATAAGGATATTCTCTTTCTTCATTATAATTTTTAAAATAATTATTTTTAATTTTAATAAGAATTTCTAATGCTTTTTTTCTACCACCATTAACCTTTATATTTGGATTAATAGATGGTTTTAAAAAATAAAAATCTTTTAAATTCTTATAATTAAAATCATAAATTAAATTAAAATTTTTATTATTATTTATTGATGAAGGTTTTTTTAATAATGATTTTTTATAAAAAGGAGTATATTTTAAATAAGGTTTATTATCATCTTTTAAAATAGTTCCTATTTTATGTAATGTATAATCTTCTTCTGAAATTACTGTGATATTATTATTATTACACCATGTTGTAATAATATTATCTCTATTTATAGCATAAGGAGTATAATCTTTATTAAAACTAATAACTTTTATTTTAAATCTTTTTTTAATATCATTTAATATATTAATATCATTATCTGAATAATAATAATTGATAAAATTTAATTCTTCTAATGATTCAAATAAAAATTGAACGGCATTAGAAGAATAATATTTATTTTTATCTTTACATATTTGATTTTTATTAAAAATAAAAATTGGTAATATTTTTATTTTTGGATATTTTTGTTTTAAAATATTTAATGATGTATTATCATATAATCTTAAATCTCTTCTAAAAATAAAAATAGCTATTTCCATTATTTAATTAATTATAAAATTATATATTCAGAACAACTTTTAAATGTTTTTCTATGATATTTATGAAGACCATATAATTGAATAGCATTTCTATGTTTAAGTGTAGCATATCCCATATTATTTTTTAAATCATATTTATTTAAATCTGGTTCATTTTCTAATAATTCTAATATTTCATTATCATGATAATCTTTAGCAACAATAGATGCTGCTGCTACATTTAAATATGTATTATCTGCTTTTGGAATACATTCATATTCTATAATATAATCTTCATTATCAGATATAATAGGTGTAAAATAATTACCATCTACAATTATTTTATTAAATTTTGTTTTTTTCATAACTTCGTATAAAGCTATATGCATGGCTTTTATTGAAGCATTTAAAATATTAATTTTATCAATTTCTTCACAAGAAACAGAACCAATAGCATAAGCAATAGCATTTGTTTTAATATAATTTGCTAAAAATTTTCTTTTTTTAAATGATAATTTTTTACTATCTTTAATTTGAAGATAAATGTCATCTGGAAATGTTTCAGGTAATATTACAGCACAAGCTATTACATTTCCAAATAATGTTCCTCTACCAACTTCATCGACGCCAATAGTATTACATGGACAGGATATTAAAGATGACATTTATCTATATTTGTTATAATATAAATATCATTTTTTTAAAAAATGAAAAAAAATATAATATTATTTTTTACATTTTAAAAGATGAATTATGATGATTTATACGAAAAGATATTTAATTTTATTATTCGTAATAATAATCAACCTCAAATGATTTTATATGATTGTTATTATAATTCAAATAAAGATTTATGTAAAATATCAAGGAGTATAAAACAACGATTTAATTTAGATAAAGATTATAATGATATTATGGAATCATACTGGAATGATTATTTTATTTTCAAATTAAAAGATATATATATTGTACTTAATGTTCAAATATATAACAAAATAATAGAATTTAAAGTAATTAAAGAAAAAGATAGAAATAAAGCATTAATTTATAGATATATATAAATTTTTGTTTTTATTATGAATAAAAAATGAGTTTAAGATTAAAATTATAAATATAAATATTTAAAGAAAGTAATTATAAAATGGATGAAGATTTATTATATAATTTTAATAAAATATTATTGGAAAAACGAGCAGAAATTATTGAATTAGCAACAAATAAAAAACGAGAAAATAAAAAAATGACTGATATTAATAAATTAAGTAAAGATATTTCGACTACTTTTACCAGAATTAAACTTGAAAATGAAAAGAAAATCAGAAACTCAGCAAGATATAAGAAAAAAGAAACAATATAAATTAAATAAAATGGAAAATACTGATACCACATACTGTAAGAATATATTAAAAGAATTACTAGATAAACCTTTAATTAAACAAAGAACAACCGAATGGTTTAATTTAAGAAAAGATAGATTAACAGCAAGTGATTTACATGATGCTATTAAAAATCCACATTCATTAGTTAAAAGAAAAATGAAGGGTACAACATTTAATTCATCTGGAATTCCAGCATTAAAATGGGGTACAATGTTTGAAACCATGGCAATTAGAATATATTCTCATATAAAAAAAACAAAAATTCATGAATTTGGATTAATTATAAATGAAGAAATTGAAAATTTTGGAGCATCACCTGATGGTATAACTGATGAAGGAAAAATGATAGAAATTAAATGTCCATATAGTAGAAAAATAATTGATGGTAATATACCAGAAAAATATTACTATCAAATTCAAGGACAATTAGCTGTATGTAAATTATATAAATGTGATTATATTGAATGTGAATTTATTATATATGAAAAAGAAGAAGAATATATAGAATCAAATATAGAAAATGATAATTATTTACATGGAATTATTGCTGAAAAAAAAATAAATGGAGAATTTGTATATATATATTCAAATGAAAATCAATCATGTAATGAAAATATTAAAGAAATGAATAAATATATTAAAGAAAATTATAAATTAAATTATTGGAAATTAGAAATTATAAATATTCAAGAAGTAGATTTTGATAAAGAAAAATGGAATAATGTTATAATAGATAAAATAAAAACATATAATAGTATTTATTTTAAAGAGAAAAAATATCAAGATTCTATTAATCTCTTTATAGATGAGGATAAAGATTAAAGCTTAAAGCTTAATTCTAATATAATCATATATATCTTTACCATAATATTTTTTGATTGAAGTTAATATGTTAATATATTTATCAACTGTACATTTATTTTGTAATGTAATAAGATCATATTCAATATCATTTAATTCTGATCTTAAATATAAATATAAACATCTATCTAATTCATTATCAATATTGGATAATAATTCTCTTTCATAATATTTAAAGAATTTATTTATTTTTTTATTACTAGATTCTCTGGTTGGTTTTTTAGAATTTAGAGGATTTTTATGATTATTTTTCGATAATTCAACATCGCTATAATGATCAAGAAAATATAAACGTTTCCAGTAATATTTCACAGATATATTATATATATTATCTATTTTAGTAATTCCAGTTACTGTATTTTTAGTAGTTATTAATGATATTATATAATAATCTAATAAATGTGGAATATCTAGTAATGTGAAATTACTAACAATGATACTTCTATAATTAAGAATTATTTTATAGAAATCATTATCATATTTTATAAATGTAAAATTTATCGGAGAGCGATTATAATGAATATATAAACAGCTAACTTCTGTCATTTAAAAAAATAATAAAAATGTATATATCATTTTTTAATAAAAAATATAAAAAAATAATAAAAATTTATATAACTATAGTAGAAATTGTATTAGAAATATAATTATCTGTTTGTGTAAAATTTGAAGATAAATTTAGATTGGGTTCTATTAATTTAATTCTTATATTAGTATTTGCTCTAATTAATGTAGTAGGAATAAATGTTATTTTTGTTCTATTAAGTATACCTCTTGGTATAAAAGAAGATGAAGATAATTCAGTATTAATTATATTAATATCAGTTGTATTAATATTACCCAATTCAGGAATTTCTATTTCTATACGTTTTCCAGGTAATATATCATAAATAGATTTAAAATTAAATATAATATTATTAGCACCACCTTGAGGATCTCTGATAATAGTATAAATACCCGAAACTGAATATGATAATTGATTTAATTTAACAATATCATTAATATCATAATTATAAGTATTATAATTTTGATTTAGATTATTATTATCTTTAATAAATACTTCTTTTCTTCCATTATAAGTTCCATTTCTTACTAGAAAATTAAGATTTTTTACATATACATTACTATTATCTATAAACATAGCCGCTTCTTCATTATCTCCACCTAAATAAATATTATTATTTGCTAAATTAAATTTAGCCAAAACTTTATTTTTATTTTTATTAAAAATATTAATATTATTAATATTATTACTATTTATAGGACTTGGATATATATCAAAAGAACCATTATTAATATTCATATCAATACAATTAACATTATTAACATTATTATCACAAATTCTCATAGTATTATCATTAGTTGTTTTAACAGTCATTCCAGCAATAGCAGTAATATTTCTTAAAAAATTCATTGATAAATTAGGAACAACATCAAATCTATAATTATATAAAGCATCATTAATTGTACTATTATTATTTTTAAATTCAATATATTGTTTTATATTCTTATCATAATTTTGAATATTACTATTAGTATTTGTAATTAAATTATTTATTATATTTGTATTATTTTTTAAAGAAGTTATATCATTTGAATTTATAGAAATATCTGTACTATTTCTATTTATTTTATTACTTAATAACATATCAACTTTATCAATATTATTTTGATTTTCTTTAATATTTGAATTAATAGTTGTTGTAGTATTATTTATATAATCTTTTGTTTTAACTAAATTATCATTTACAACTATTTTATTATTAACATAACTATTATAAAAATAAGATATTAAAATAAAAGAGAGTGTTAATACAACAATTATTATTATAATTATTAAAATTATATATGTATCATTCATAATTCTATCTATCAATTAATTATATAATTATTATTTTTGTATCAGCATTATTATCTTTATTTATTATTCCTCCTCCTTTATTTTCATCATCACTACTACCACCATCATCATCTTCGTCTTCATCGTCTTCATCGGTTTTATCAGTTTCTGGTTCTTTTTCATTAGTTTCACTACCTCCACCTGATAAACTTGTGTCATCATCAGAATCTGAATCAGATAAAGAATCTGTTTCTGATTGAGATTCTTCTTCTGAATTTACTTTTTTTGGATCAATATTTTTATTTGTATCGTCATCTTCTTCTGTTTCTAATTGATAACCACCTTTTTTAATTAAATTAAGTGCTTTTTCTTGATCGGCATCTGTTATTAATTTAATTAATTGATCTTTATTTTTAGCAGTTAAACTTTTCATATCAGGATATAATTTTTTAACAATTTCAATTAAATCATTTTTTAACATTTTTTTCAAATCATCCAAATTTTTAGCTATTTTTTCTTCTTTTTCTTCTAATACTGGTGTTTTAATATGAGCACAATTACTTTTAAATTTATTATATACACTTTTATCTTTAACTATTGCTCTATTAGTTTTTGGATTTACTAATTTATTTTGTTTCCATTTTAAACATTCTTCATCAGTAATTTTATCTTTATCTTCTTTCTTTTTCTCTTCTTCTATTTCTTTATCTTCTTCTATTTCTTCTAATACAGGTGTTTTAATATGACTACAATTACTTTTTAATTTATTATATACACTCTTATCTTTAACTATTGCTCTATTAGTTTTTGGATTTACTAATTTATTTTGTTTCCATTTTAAACATTCTTCATCTGTAAATTTATCCTTATCTACTTTAATATCATCATCTACTTTAGTATCTTTACTTTCTAATTCTTTTAATATTTTTATTAAATCATCTTTTGTTTTTACAGTTAAACCTTTTATAATAGGATTAATTTTTTTAATTCTATCTATTAAATCTTTTTTAGATAAAGTATCTAAATAAACTATATCATCTTTCTTTTTTATTAGTTTATGTAATTTTTTTAATTGTTTTTCATCTAATTCTCCTTCATCTTGATCTATTATAATATCATTATCAATTTCACTTTCTAATTCATAAACTTCAGGTAAATTAACATAATCACAATTAAATCGCATTTGTATACCCATTGCTTCAAATTCTTGTTTTAATAATTTAAAAGAATAAGGTGTTTCAATAACATTAATTTCATTTTTATTACAATTATTACAGTATGTATCTTTAATTTTAGTACCATAAACAGGTATTATACCACAATTTTTACATACACACCATCTATATTTATCTGATCTTTCCATCATACTTTCTTTAATAAATTGTGATATACCATGACTTATAAGACTATCTCTTTCCATTTCACCTATTCTTAATCCACCAGCATTTCTTCTACCACCTGTTGGTTGTCTTGTTAATTGAACTTTTGGTCCAACACCTCTAGCATTTATTTTTTCAGCAACCATATGTTTTAATCTAAAATAATAAGTAGGACCTATAAATATTTCTGTATTTATTTGTTTACCAGTTTGTCCATTATATAAAATTTCATTTCCATATTTATTATATTCATATTTTTCTAAACTATTATAAATATTATCATAATCTAAATTTATAAATGTTGTTCCATCTCCTAAATATCCTTCTATACAACACAATTTAGAATATACACATTCAACTAAATGTCCTATTGTCATACGTGAAGGAATAGCGTGAGGATTAACTATTAAATCGGGTCTAATACCATCTTTAGTAAATGGCATTTGATCTTCTGATAATATCATTCCAATAACACCTTTTTGACCATGACGAGATGAATGTTTATCTCCAAATTCTGGAATTTTTATTTTCATCAATCTCACTTTACAAACTTTAGTATCATCTTCTAATGTTTTTGTTCCAACAAAAACTTTATTTATATAACCATAATAACTTTCATCACTAATTATTGATACATCTGTATAACTAGTTTCTTTCACTAATTCTATAAACAATCCCTTTTTAATTTCTTTATATATATCTTTAACTAATATCATACCAATAATTACAGCATTTTTGCCTCTTGGAATATAAGAACCTTCTTTAATAATACCTTCATCATTAATTAAATTATAATCAGCATGTTTAATACCATTAATTTTTAAACCTTCAGTTCTCATTTTAATAGGATTTCCAAATATTATTTTTTCAGTATCACTTATAATTTTTGTTGATGCTGTAATAGATTTATAATAAGATAAATGAAATAAACCTCTTTCAATTGATTTTTTATTTATTATAAGACTATCTTCTTGATTAAATCCTGTATATGTCATAATTGCTACAATTAAATTAGCACCATTTGCCATAGCATCACTTCCTGTATATTGAGAATGACGTGTATTAATAATAGCTTTTTGAGGATAATGTTGAATAAATCCAAATGTATCAAATCTTTTATTAAAATTTGTAGCATATATTCCAATAGCTTGTTTAGTTTGAGCAGCATGAAATACATTACGAGCTGATTGATTATGATTACACATTGGAATATTACCACTAACAACACTTAACATAGTAGAAGGATGTATTTCGAGATGAGTATTAAAAATATTTATATCATTTTTATACATAGCAATAAAACAACTATCACTTTCTTGAGGATCAATATATTCAATAACAGCACCTTCTTTTTCTAATTCTTCTAATATTTCTTCATCTGTTTTACTTCTAAAATTATCTAAAGTTTTAGGATTAATATATTCATTTTTATAATAAATTTCTTCTGTTTTACTATCTTTAGTATAATTATTATATTTACCTATTATCATTTCAAACCAATTATTATAAGTTATTTCAAATATTTTACTTTTACCATTTTTTAATATTATTAATGGTCTCATTGCTCTTCCAGATTCAACAAATATTTTTATTTCATTATTTAAATTATTCCAACTAATTGATGTTAATATATTTATTAAAGCATTTCTTCTATATGCTTTTAATGTTCTAACTATTTTTATGGGATCATTTGTAATACCATACCAACTATTATTTACAAATACTTTTGTTATATTTTTATCCAATTTAAGATTATAATATTCTATTGGTATCACACCAATATCAAATAAACAATCTCTTATGTATTGTGGATTTGTTCCTGCTGCTACTTTTGTTAAAAATGCTAAATTTTTTAAATAACCAACAGCAGCACCATCAGGTGTTTCAAATGGACACATAATACCATATTGATGACAATGTAATTTATGTGGAGAAGTTATTTTAATAGTTCTATCAATAGGCATATTAACTCTTCTTAAATGTGATAAGAAACCAATATAACTAATACGAGATAAATCCTGAACTCTTCCTAATTCAGGATCATTATCTGTTTCTAAACCCCATCTACCTTTTAATGATTTAGCAAAAGTATTAGCAATTAAAACAACAGGAATTAATTTATAAATATTATCTTTTGTAACAAAATTAGTATAATTATTTGTAGTTTTCCAAGATCCATAATAATAAAATGTATCTAATGTATCTCTAATAGTTTTTCTTAATCTCATATAAGCTTCTTGAAACAATTCTGCTAATAAAAATCCACTAATATTTATTCTTTTATTAAAATAATTATCTCTATCACTTTCTTTTTTTATTTTTAATGCTACATTTATAAATTCTTTTGTTAAATAACCTAAATATTTTCCTTTATTTTCAAATATTGGTATATTTGGAAATATATCTACTGTAAATATATATTTAACATGTTCCAATGTTTTATATTTTGTTTTATATCTCAAATAATTTAAAGCATCTTCTTGATTATAAATATAATATTTATTTCCATCTTTTTCATGATAATTATTATAAATAGATGGTCTTATAAAATTACTAAAATATTTATCTTCTATTTCTGTATTATTTATTCCAAATATTGTTTCATATATTTCTTTATCACTTTCAATTCCTAATGCTCTAAATAATATAAATAATGGTATTTTACCTTCAATTGAAGGCAAATTTACATATATAGCACCTTTATTATCTATATATTTTTCAGTTATATCATCTGTATTTTTTACTAAATAAAATTCTATTGTTCTTGGTATTAATACTGATTCACCTATTTCTCCACTTGATTTAATTTTTCCTTTAAAACTAAAATTATCATCATCTTTTAATTTACCCGTAATTAAACAATTATTTGTTTCAGATTCTTGTGCTATTATTACCTTTTCTTTTCCATCTATTATAAAATATCCTCCTCCATCATATATACATTCTCCTAATCTTTGAAGAACATCATTTCCATTTCCATTTAATAAACATATATCAGAATGAAGCATAATTGGAATACTTCCAATTGCTACATTTTTTATAGTATTTTCAATTATATTACCATCCTCATCAAATATTTCTATTGTAACATTAGCATATATATGTGTTTCATATGTTATACTTTTTAATCTCGCATCATTAGGTGTTACTAATCTTTGTGATCCATTTTCATATGTTATAGGATGATCTATAAATAATTCATTAGAATTTTTTCCTCCAATATATATATTAACTTTCATTATCTCTTTTTCTTTTTTTTCGTCTAATTTAATCATCGTAATAGGATTATATGTCTTAATAGTTTGAGGAATATATCTTTTAATTAATTCTCTGTAACTATCAAGATGATGATTAGTAAACGGATATTTATGATCTTTAAAATATAAATCTAATATATGCCAATCGTTCATTATTTATAATAACATAAAAAAAATAATTATAAAAATTTATTTGTAACAATTTTCACCTATATTTGAACAAAATGTATATTCTTGTTTAATATAATCTAATTGATTTACATTATCATCTATATTATCTATATTATAATCAGTATTTGATACTAAATCTTTTTGTATATTTATAAATTTTTTAAAATCCTTATTAGTAGCATCTATAAAAGAATTACCATATATTGTAATATAACCATCATTATCTAATATCATAGTAAAAGGATCTACACATTCTTTACATTTATCATCTATTAATTTAGGAATTTTTGAATCAAAAGTTTCAGATGTTTGATTATTATTATTATTAATACATTCAACAATAAATTCTGATTTATTAAATTTTAAACCTATTGGTCTATCTATTTTTTTTTTATAATTTATAAAATATAATATTTTTTTATTATTAATATTATATACAAATAAATAACCTTTATTATTCAATTTCAAAGCATATTTATTATTAAATGATATTAAATCTGTATTAACATCTATTTTTGTATCGATATCTAATATATATTCTTTTGAAATTAATTCTTTTCCCCATGGCATATATGTTATTTTATCAGATTTTAAAGTATCATTATATATATATAAAGACATCACTATTTCAGGAACACCTGGATATTTATCATTTAATAATGAAAGTTCTTTTATCATATTTTCACTATATTCTTTAGAAAAATGATTATATTTAACTTTTACTTTTTTATCTTTAGTTGTACCATCTTCTAATTTTTCTTTTACTGTTATTTCTCTTTCATTTTTATTTGAATCATTTGAATAACCATCTTTAATATGAGTATTTACAATTGATATTATTAAATTTAATGGCGATTTAAACTTATCTATTTTATTTACATTTTCTTGTGATATCTGTTTTTTATTTACCATATCATTTATCATTGAATATACTGATAATCCATTTATAATATCACCCATAGCATATTTTTTAATAAATTCATCAATACCTATATTATGTTCTTTTGTATATCTTATATTACATAAAAAATTATTTGTTTTTGATAAACATTTATTAGGAAGAAATGGTGAATATTTAACCGCATTTTCACTATTTACTCCATCATCTTTATTATAAGCAGGTATTAATACATTTAAATCTTCTCCTACATCAGAAACACATCCACCATCAAAACAAAGATTATTTAAATCATCATATAATAAAAACTTACTTTTAGAAGCTTCTCTTAAAACATTAACTAATATATTTATAAATTTTTTATTAAAATTCATCTTTTTTAAATTATTAATAAATTCTTTATCAATATTAGATGTTCTTTCAAATGATAAAAATACATCACTCATAATTAAATTATAAAAAAATGTAGCTGAATTAATTATATCTTGTATATTTGATTTATATCTATATTCATTGCTTAAATATGGTACGTATAATAATATCCTTATATTACCTTTAAATTTATATTTATTTAAATGACTTTTACTATATTTTATTTTATCATTTTCTGTTGCCAATCCAGAATTATTAAAAAAACTATTCATATAATCTATTATAGCTAATGTTCCAGTTGTTTTATCTGGAATAATTTCAGCATTTCCTAATTTAGAATTTACAGTTAAAGGGAAATGTATGAATTTTTCATTTTCTAATAAATTACTATCATATTCTAATTCTCTACCTATTAATATATATATAGGAGCCGGAATTTTAATAGGTTTACCAAATGTATTATCTTTATTTAAATTTTCATAAATATTATCAATTATTGAATTAATTTCATTTTGTATAGATTCAATACCTGTTGATAAAAATAATCTTTCAACACATAATGAATACTGTGGTTTATGTATTTTTTCTATATTAAACTGTTTATTTGAAAAAAATACACAACTTATAAAATCTAGATTACTAAATATAATTGGTGTTCGTTTTGGATTTTTATCACAATATTCTTTATCTTGTTCCATTTATCTACTTATTATAAATATCTAAATAATTCAATATAAAAAATATGTAATATAATTGTCATTAATATAATATATATAATTATAATTAAATTATATATATATCTATAATCATCAATTAATTCTTTTATTTTTTTATCAATTTTTGTTTCTTTAAATAATAAATCAAAATTATCAATAGTATGTTTCAAATTTATTTTATTATTATAATAATTTAATAAATCTTCATATATTTTTGATATATATGAATTTACATTAATACTATTTAAATTCTTTTTATTTTCATTAATAAATTTATTAATAGTTTCTATATCAATCATAAAATAATTTTTAGTATTATAATCTTTACCATTAATATCTAAATATAATCCAGATACATCTATAATTATATCAGATATAAGCAGTCCAGATTCATTATTTAATAAACTTATCTTTTTAGTTTTATTACTATCATAATTATTTTTAATATAATTATGTAATTCATTTGAATTATCTATTTTTATAAATATATATTTCTTTAATATTAAATATCTATCATTATCATATACATCTATAAATTTTAATAAATTTAAATTATTTATATATTCTATTGTTTGATTATATATATCGTCTTTACTTATATTCTCAAAATAATTAATATTTTTATTTATTTGAATCAATGTAGTATAAAAAATATTTATATAATTCTTATTATTAGTTGTAGATAGTAATAAATTTGTTAAATTATTATCAGTTATAACTGTATGTATATTATAATTTATATTATAAAAAAATTCTTTAATTAAGTTATAAATATTTACAAATATTTTACTATTATTTTTATTATTATATTTTTCATATTCTTCTAAGTCAATAACATATATATATGAAATATCATTTGTATCATTATCTATTTTAATTATAAAATTTGAAAAATTTAAATAATGATTATCTAAATATTCTTTTATTTTTTTTGAATATTCAGTTTTATATATATTTATATCATTATATCCTAATATTAATATATAATAACGATTATTATATTTTTTTATAATAATATCATCTAAATTATAACCAATAATATTTATACGAGTATATATTGTAATTGAAGAAGGAATTATAATGTTTTTATTATTTTTATTTATTCTTATTATTATAACACCTGATCCTCCTAATCCAGGACTTCCTGCTAGTATACCATCCTGTACTCGTCCATAACCACTTCCACCCCCACCTCCACCTGTATTTTGAATACCACTTATTCCATTTCTTACAGTTTGACCATCACCTCCACCTGCTCCTCCACCGTGTGTTGCTAATCCTCCTTCTGATGAATAATTTCCACCTGCTCCTCCTCCACCATATCCTGTATTTGTTCCATTTATATTAATATTTATACCAGTTCCACCATTTCCACCATTTCCACCTAATGTAGCTGTACCTATTATACCATTTTTATTTGCTACATTTACACCACTTCCACCTCCGCCTCCACTTGAATATCCATTATTACCACCACTACCACCATTTTTAGTTGAACTACCTCCTACTTGTAATATACCATTGTCATGACCACCACCACCTCCTCCACCCCCCGTTCCAGCTTTTCCAATATTACTTTTATTACCACCACCTCCTCCGCCTCCTGCTGATATAATAACTGAACCATTTTTACTAATAGTTGTATCTGTACCACTAGCGGAAGTTAATAAACCTCCTTTGCCTATTGTAAATATGTAAATACTTTTTTCTAAAATATAATTTCTCATATATATTACTTCACCACCACCTCCACCTCCACCGCCATCAAATCCACCAGCACCACCTCCTCCAACAACAAGAATATCAATATTAATATTATCTTCAACATTTAAATTTATGGTTCCAGATTTAAATGTTATATAATAATCATCAGTATTATTTATTATATTTTCTTCAATAATTTCACTTATATCGTTATATTCTAATAAATTAATTTTATTTTTATTCATTCTTATTATTACAACACCAGATCCTCCTTTTCCACCTGAACCTCCATTATCAGATCCATCATATCCACCACCACCTCCTCCACTACCTGTATTATCTAAACCATTTCCACCTGTATTACTTCCTGAACCTCCATTACCAGCACCTCCATTTATTGCTGGATTTGATGAAGTTACATCAGGTCCCATACCACCAAATCCAGCAAAAAATCCAGAATATCTATTACCTGCTCCACCACCACCAGCATAATATATTGTTGAACCTGTTATTGAAATTGATTTTGATAAACCACCATTACCATGTTGTCTACTGCTTGCTTCACCACGCGCTATACCAACACCACCAGCACCTCCTCCTCCGCCTCCATATGAAATTGATGATGAAGAACTAGCTCCATCATTAGCAAAAACACTACTATCTTGTGGTAGATTTGAAGTTACTTTTGTACCAGCTGTACCTCCTTTATAACCTCCTCCACCTGATCCACCATCATTACCATTTTGACTAGTATCTCTAGTAGGATCTGTTCCATTTTCAGCACCACCTGCTGAACCTCCACCTCCTCCTTTTGCTAAAAATATTCTTGCTGTTGTAGTAATATTATCAATAGAAGTATCTTCACCATTAAGACCAGCATTTTTAGCTTCATTTGTACCACCGTTACCACCATTACCAATAGTTATAGTATAAGTGCCAGCAGTTAAAGTATAATTGGTTTTGTAAATTAAAGCACCAGCACCACCACCACTACCTGCTCTAGAACCACCACCACCACCGCCACCAATAACAAGAATATCAACAGTTATATCATTTAATACGGTAATACTATTAGTATCAGATTTAAATTTTATATAATAATCTGTATTATTTATTATATTTTTTTCAATTTTACTAACAGGAATGGTTGATCTTTTAAATGAAAAAGCATTATTAACATCTGTTAATATATAATTTTTTTCACTTAAATTTAATAAAGGATTTTCAAATTTAATTGTTGTATCTGTAGGTATTTTTTCTTCATAATATCTATAAAGTTTTATATCAGTTAATGTTGGACTATTTGCTTTTTTTATATTATCAACAATAGTTTTTAATTTTTCATTTTCATTTGAGATAATTTCATTTTTAATATAATTTGGAATATTATTAGAATTATAACTATCAATAAATATAATGTTAAATAATTTAAATAATATAGCATAATTAATAAAATCTTTATTTTCAAAAATTTTAGAAAGTTTATTATCTAATATAAATGTTAAATATATAAATATAATTCCAAATAATATAAATAATAAAATATTAAATGATATTTTACTAGTATCACCAATAGTAATAATTATAAAAAATATAAATATAGTAATAATAAAATATTTTCCTACATTTTTAGCAGAAACTAAATTAGAATAATTAATATCATTATCAATTAAAAAATCATATAATTTATATCTTAATTTATATAATTCCATTATTCTCCTATTTTAAGCATTGTTTTTCTATTTGTATAAAATAATCAAAGTTCCATCTTATTGATGTTATATACCAAATATATATTGATAATATCAATACTAATAATATAAAAAAATAAATAATCATTATTAATCTAATTTATAAAACCATTTTATAATTTTATCATATATATATGTCTTAATTATATATAATATATAAACAAAATAGTAATTAAATTTATTATCATCACTCATTTTACTATCACCAAGTATAATAAGATTAATTAATACATAAAATAATAAAAATGTAAAGAAAAATACTCCAATTATATATAATATAGTTAAGAAAAATGGTATTAAAGTTTTATTATATGTAATTATATTTTCATTTATTTTTTTTAATTTAAAATTAATATTTTTATTTAATTGATTATAATATTCTATATTTTTATTTGGTATATTATTAAAAAAATCTAATTCTTCATGATATTTCTTTATCATTCTTACTTCATTATTATTTAATAATGATATAAATGTAATTTTTTTATTAGTATCATTATTTATAGGTTTATTATCAAAATCACTAGTACAATAATCTTTAAATTGTTTTTGTTTTTTTTCATCAAATGATATATGTTCTTTTAAATAAATATATAAATCATAAATAATTATTTTTTGTTCTAAACAACCATTATAATTATTATCTTTTATTCCATTTAAAAATAATGTATTTAATTCATCAATTCTAGTTAAATCAAATAATATATCAAAAAAATTATTATCAATTAATAATTCATCAGATGTTGAATTTACTGATCTTATTAATATTAAATTATCTAATAATTTATCAACATCTTCTTCTTGTTTATTATAATTTTTATATTGAGTATATATGAATGGTTTAAATAATATTTTATATAAAAATAAATGTATTACACTGTAAATTAAAATTATTATAAATATAATAATTATACCTCCTTCTTTATCAATATCATATATTGATCCTTTTAATATTTTTTTTGCGTATGAAGCATATAATACATGTATTAAATAAAATATTAATAATCCTATTAATAAATATAATATATAAGCACTTATAGTAAATACAGATAAATTTTGAGATTGAACTGTAAATAATAAATATCTATCATCTTTATAATTATTTTTATCACAATAAATCATATTTTTAGTTAAATAATCTATACTTAATGCTTTTGTTAAATTAGGATTAATAAATAAATTAAAGATATAATAAATTATATCATATATTAATATTAAAACTGATAAAAAAGATAATAAAACGATCATTAAAATCAATAATATTAAAAATGTTATCATATATTTCAAAATAAGTTTAAAAATATCAATATTAGTATCAAAATATATAGTATCAGATCTAATTACATCAACTTCATTAATTTTATCTGCTGTTAATATGGCATCAGGACCTTTTGATAATTCATCATATAATTGAATTAATTTATTTAAAGCTTTTTTATATTCATTATCATCTTTATATAAAGGATTATCTGCTAATTCTTTTTGAACAATTTTAAAATTTTTAATTAAATTAAAATCATCTGCTGTTAATCTTTTTTTTAATTTTATATTATTAGATATAGTTAATAATTTTTCATAAATATTAGTAATTTCAAAATAATCTTTATTTATTTGAATGTTTTTATAATCAAATAATTGAATGATATTACTATAATCTAATTGAAGTGTTCTTAATTTTTCTTTAAAATCATCATCGATATTAATAATATCATCTTTCCATTTACCTGAATTAGTATCTAATAAATAATAATATTTGACTAAATATCTTTTTAAAAAAGTTTTATCTTTACTACTTAAATTTATAATTTTATTATATCTTTCTTTATTTTCAATATCTTTACTATAATCAATATAATCATTAATATATAATAAAATATTTTCATAAATTGGTTTATTATTTCTGTCTTCTCTTAATTCTTTTATATTTATATATTCTTTAGATATTTTGTCTTTAAATATATCAGGTATTTTTGAATTATATTTTTCTTTTTTATTATAAATTATAATTTGATCATTAAATGTTTTTATAAATTCTTCTAATTTTATTGAAAGAGCATTATATAAAATATTTAAATAATCAATGAAATCTTTAAACATATATAATTTTATTTTATCATTATCATTATCATAAAGAGATTCATATATTATTTTTTGATTTGATATATTAGCATTTATAATAATATTTTTAAGTTCTTCGAAAGCGCTAACTGCTTTTTTAAATCCATATATTTCATTTATAATTATATTAATATCACTTAATGATTTTTTTGTTTTATAAATATTTATAAAACTATTAATATTTTCAATATCAAATATATATGTTTTATAAATATTATAAAGTGTTTTAAAATGATCTATATATAAATTATAATCATTACGTAATATATTTATAAATTTATAAATAAATAATTGATATCTGTAAAAATTATTATTTTTTATATTTTCATCACTTATATTAAATATTTTTTTATTTTTAATATCAACACTAACTAAATTTATAATTAAATCTGAAATACTATTAAAATCTTTATATTCTTTATTATTAATAATTACACTAGTATTATTGTTATAATTAACATTAACATCATTATAATTAAAATTATAAATAAAGGGATATAATAAAAATAGATTATTACTAATCTTATTTTTATATATAGAAGAAGTCATTAATTATAATCCTATTATTAATAAAAAAAATAATAATTATAAATTTGTATTTTCTTCATAATTTTTATTAATATCATTTGCTAAATTTAATAAAATTTTTTTGATATCAGATTTATTAATTTCCTTTAATTCATTATTTTTTAATATTGTAAAATTATTACTTTTTATGTTATTTTCATACTCTTTAATTATATTATCAACCATATCTATATCTATAATTTAATATGAGAATAAATATAATAAATAACTATTAATACAAATATAACAAATATTATAATATAATATACATATATTGATATTAATTTATAACTACATATATTATAAATATCTATTACAATATTTTGAACATTTGTTTGTATTATATTATATTCTTTATATATATAATTATAAATTTCTTTATTATTACCAAAACTAATAGTCATATTACTATCATATTCTAATATTCGTTCATTTATGATTAATTGATCATGTCTTAAATATAAAATAGGATTTATTCTAGTTCTTAAGAAATTACCAGTATGTTGTAAATATAATAAATTAAATGTTGAAAAGAAATCTTTAGCTTCATCTTCAAGATCATTATCAATATAATATTTAATTAATTGAAAAGTGAAAAAAGCTGAAGTTATTTTATCTTTATATAAAACACCATTTTTATCTTTTAATAATTTAAAATTATCTACAGTAATATTATTAATAGGTGCTACATTTTGACTGATATCTAGTGTTTGTTTTTTAATATAATTATATAATTTATTTATACTAATATTTTTAGAAATATCATTACATTTTCCATATTTAAAATCATAATCATAAACAGATTTTTTTAATAAATAATTACAAAAATTTTCACTATTAATAAAATCTACATTTATATTATTATAGATTAAACTATTAATAGAATTTATTCTAGTACCTAAATTAGCTAAATGTTTATAAACAATTATAAAATATATAATACCAATAATTAATATAGCATAATTAAGATTTTTTGTAGAAATAAAATTATTATTAATACCTGTCATTTTTTCAAAAAAATATAATTTAATTAATATAAAAAATGGCGTTGACATAAAAAATAAAAACATTAAATCAATACTAAAATAATCATTAACATACCATAAATTTTTAATTTGAGCAAATAAAGGACTATCTGCTAATCTTTTATCATTTTTAAAATAATAATATATAGATAATTGAAAATATTTATAAACATTGTTAAATAAGTCATAAAATAACCATAAAATTGTTACAACAAAAAATATAATTAATAAATAAATACTAGCTTCTGAAAATCTTCTATTGTCACAAAATAATTTATTTTCAGAACCTATTTTTATTAATAATCTAAAAAAATATTCCTTTTCTTTATAATAATCGCTTGCTAATTTACTTAAAGCATTAAATAAAAAAGATAAATAATTATCATCCATTCTATTTATTTATAATGATTTAATTATCCATAATAATAAAAATACTATTAATGGAAAAGATATTCTAACTAAAAATTCTTGAAATGATGATAAATCGGTTGAATTTAAATATAAAGAAATATAATAAAATCCTACTTTTTCAATTGATATACCTAAAATAATTACAATAGATAAAATAAATAATTTTAATACTTCTCTTTTAGACATTACCATTCTATCCCAAAAAGAATATTCATATTGTTTATTTACATAATTATAATTATTACTAAAAGATTCTTGTACTTGATTTCTATTTTGAAATTGTTGTTTATATATTTGTTCTCTTTCTTTATTTTGATGATATTCATTAATATCTATTTGTTGTTTTGGTTTTGATACTGGTAATTGTGGTGGTGGTGGTTGTGGTAAAGGTTGCTGAGATTGCTGAGGTTGTTGAGCTTGTGGTTGTTGATTATTAAAATCTTCATCAAATTCTCCTGTATTATTAAAACTATAAGCAAGATTAATATCAGTCATTCTATAAATAGATAAATATTTTTAATATCTTATTTATAGAAATAAAAAATATAATAATGGCTAAATATGATATTATAATAAATACAATTTTGATTATTTTAATACTAACTATAATAATTGTTGTTTTATTTGGATGTCATTATAAAGGTTGTCATTATTTTGAAAAATTTGAAAATAATGATGAAAAAAAACCAAAAGAAGAAGAAAAAAGTGTATTAAATACATTTGAAAAAACTGTTTTAGAAGGTCTTTCATCTGGATCATTAAACACAGAAGGATTAGCTAAATTAATTAAAGAAGAAAAATTCACTCCAACTAATTTAGATAATATTATTAAACATGTTGAAAAATTTAAAGGTAATTTTTAATCTTCTTCTGTTTCATCATCATCCTCATCATCTTCTTCTTTATTAATTATTTTTGATGTATATAATAATTCATTTCTTTTATAATTTTCAAAAATTTTATCTCTTGAAAATTCATTTTTATCTTCTTCTTCACTTAATTCTTGTTCTTCATTTATATATCTATAATTATTAAAATTATTTTTATAATTTGGATTTAATATTGGTTTAAATTCTTTTGTTTCTGATAATAATGGTCTATAATAAGTAATTAAATATGTTATTATATGATTTATACCTTTAAAATCATATAAATTACCAGTTGATGTTTCAAATTTAAATGTTAATTTAGATAATTTTCCAATTGGATGAAATTCTCTAATAGGTAATTTAGATATTTCTAATTTTTCATCATTATAACCTACACTATTTATCTTAAATTTTGCTAATCCTAAATTATAATTAGTATATGATAATGAACCATAAGCGTGTTCTTCAATTTCTGGAGATCGTAATACTATATATTTTTCACCTATAAAAAATATAATACCAGAACTAGTTATTTCATAATTATTTGTTTTATTATTAAAATAACTATGATATATTTTTAAAAAATTAGCATTTCCTTCATATTTACTAATATATTTATATTTAATATTATCATCTTCTTTTCTTATTATTAAATCAAATCCTAAATTTTCTGCTAATGTACTTTTATTCATATTTAATATAAATGGTTTTTTACATGTAAATATTATCTTATTTGTTAATTCAGGTGGATTACTAAAATTTACTATTTGTATCGGTGATGATACATTTATTGGATCTTCTAATGCCTTTGTATTCATTAAATTGTTAAAATTTAATAAAAATGTCTGATATGTATAATTACCTACTGGCATCTCTAATTTAGTAAATATATCCATATTTGTATTTAAAGGATCTAATCCATTTTGTACAAGTGGATCTGATATATTATTCGCAATATAAAAATATAAAATATTATTATATTTATCTACAGAATACATTGTTCTAGGAATACTAGCATCTATAATATTTATACCTATTACATTTTTTAATGGTGGATTTAAAGAAACTTCATAATAATTAGGATCAGGAAATTTTATAAAATCTCTATTTTTACTATCAACAATAAAAAGATAATTTTCTTTTATACTATTTTTTTTTAAAAAATCAATATCTTCTATAGACATTTATAAATTTATATTAATTATTATTTATATATGAAAAAAAATGATATTATAATATGTTTTAATATTTTATATTAATAATGAAAGTTATTTCTGTAAATAATATTGTTGTTCCGAGAAAAAATATCAGAAAATTCTTTATTATGAAAACTATTTTTAATAGAATGTTATTTTATAGTATTTATAATAAACAAATTAAAAGAGAAGAAGATTTATTAAGAGAACAAGATTATTATTATAATGATAATTTTAATTATCTAATCTAAATATAAACAAATTTTTTTGTTTTTTTTAATATAAGTTTAAAAAATATAATTTATATTATAAATTATAAATAGATATTATGTCTAATAATTCTAATAATATTGAAAAACATTTAATGGAATACTTTATAGGTTTATTAGGACAAATAAAAATTTATCATTGGAGTACTATGAGTTATGTTATACATAAAGCATTAGATGAACTTCATTCAAATTTAAGTGATAATATTGATGAAGTTATGGAAGTATATATAGGTAAATATAATAGACAACCAATTAATAAATTTGAAATAAATATAAATGCTAATACTGATAGTTCAAATATATTAGATTATTTAGAATTAGAAAGAGAAAATATAAGAGGAATTAGAAATAAATATTTTAAGAGTTCGAGTGAAATTCAAAACATTTTTGATAATATGTTAGGAAGCATTTCTAAAACTATTTATTTATGTAAATTAAAATATTAAATATATATAAATATGGATAATATACAAACATGTAGTATATATAAAAATAATATTTTTTATAAAATATTTATTTTAATTATATTAATATTATTTCTTAGTTTATCATTATATGTTTATTATAAATCACTTAATAACATAAAACATAAAGAATCATCAGTACGTTGAATTAAATTTCCTTTAAATTTAAATAAAGGATTTTTCTTAACTTTTTTTAAATAAGAAGAATATTTTAATATAAAATCAGTTATTTTTGTATCATCATAAGGAAATGTATATATTTTTTTAAATTGATCAAAATAAACTAAAAATATTGTTTTAAATACAATATATGAATATACATTACATTTATCATAATATAATTTATTTTTTTGTCTTAATTTAAATATTTGATAACATTTATATAAAGAATATTCTATTTCAATTTTAATTAAAGATTTAAAATCTAAATTATATTCTTTAGAAATATAATTTAAATGAATAAGTGTTGTCCAAAATTCAATAATAGATTCATTTAATATTAATTCACTATCATTAGATAAATTAAAATGTTTTAATAATCTATGTTTATTATATAAACTAAAATTATCATTATGTATATTAATATCATGATGTAATATTTCATGTAAAATTACTTTAGGAAATTCTTCTTTTCTAAATATAAATATTTCATTTCTTGTTGTATATGTAAATCCACTATTAACATTATTAACATATAATGGTTTATTATAACAGATTTCTTTTATAGCAGGTGTTAATAATAATATAATATTAAAACTTTTATGATTTATTATATCAGAGCCTCTTTTTAAAACTGTATGTATTAAATTAATATCTAAAATATCTTTATTTTTTCTATAATATACTTTTATTTTTATATTTTTATATTCATAATTATATTCTTCATCAATTTCATCTATGAATAATAAAATTTCTTTTATATTATAAGGTTTCACAAATTTACTTTTAATATAATCTTTATCAATTATCATTTATTATCTAATTTATATTTAAAAATAAAATTGTCTTAGTTCTTTTAAAATATCTTTAATAAATCTATCATTTTTAAGTTTATTTGCTATTTCTAATAATTTTACAGATTTTAACTCATTACCATCTTGATTATCTATTATTTCAGTATAATATAAACTTTTTTTTATAAAATCATTTACAATTACAGATTTAATATAATTTTTTAAAAATATATCATTTTCTACATATATATAATTGATCTTTTTTAATGATTCATATACATATAAAGAAATATCATAATGAGATCCACTTATACAATTATCAATATTCATTTTAAATTAACTTAAAAACATAAATATTTATATGTTTAAGTTAATTTAAAATGATAAATCCATATACTGTTTTAAATATTCCTATTAATAGTTCTATAGAAGATGTTAAAAAAGCATATAAATCAATAGCATTAAAATCTCATCCAGATAAATTAAAAACGATTATAAATGATGAAGAAAAAAATAAAAAAATAAAATATTTTATAGAAGCTACGAGTGCTTATAATTCAATTATAAATAATAATTATGATACATGTGATTTTAATTTTAAAAATTATGATTTTGATAATTATGAAAATGATTATGAAGATTGGATTAAAACATTTAATGATATAAAAAATAGTAATTTATTCAAAGGTATTATTAAAACATTTATTAATATGCAACCAAAAATAAGAAAACATAATATTAGTGTGGATATTTCATATGCTAATTATTTTAATAATAGTAAAAAAAAATTAAGATTATTTCTAAAAGGTTTAATAGAACCAGTTTTTATAAATCTTGATTGTAAACAATTTCCAATAAATATTATTAATTATTTTGATAATAATGATAATGAACATGAAATAACTATTTATATGAATTTAATTAATGATATTAATATAAATAAAGGATTTTATCATATAGAAAATGATGAAACTGATGAAAATAATTCTGAAATAGAAAGTGATATAGATAATACAACTTATAGTAATGAATATGATATAGATTATGATAATATTAAAGATAATAAAATAAATATTTATTATGATATGGAATTAAATATGATAGATTATATATTAGGTACAAAAAAAGAATTATTATTTATAAATAAAGAAATAATTAATATTAATATAGAACCATTTACGAATAATATTATAATTAATAATAAAGGTATTAATGGTGGTGATTTAATTATTTATTTTAAATATATACCTATTGAAAAAGAAAGTTGGAATAAAATTTCGAACGCAGATAAAAAGGAAATGGTAAGGATTTTTCAAAATATTAAAAATGATATAAAGATTTAATTATAATAATTATTCATAAAATACAAATGGCTCCCGCAAAAAAATCAAGTGATGTTAAAGATGCTCCCGTAACTGTTCCTGCTACACCTGTTTCTGTTCCTGTAGCTGATGTTAAAAAGGCTCCTGCTAAAGCAAAAGTAGCTAAACCTGTACCAGAAACCGTACCAGAAATTAAAGAAAAAGAAGTTGTTAAAGAATCAGTTGAAGTTTCAAGTGATGATAAAGATACTTCTCAAGATAATGTTATTCAAGTATTAACTGATAAACTATCAGCACTCACTACACTTAATAAGGAAATTCAAGCTGCTCTTAAACAAGTTGTTAAAAGTTATGATAAACTTCATAAGATTGTAGATAAAATCCAAAAGAAACGTGATAATGCTCGTAAATCTCCATCAGGATTTGCTAAACCTAATAAAATTTCAGATGAACTATGTGATTTTATTGGTGTTCCTCATGGTACTGAAAAATCACGAACTGATATTACCCGATATATTAACAGTTATGTAAAAGAACATAATCTAAATAAACCATCAAATCGTAGAATTATTCTACCTGATGATAAACTACGCAGTATTCTAAATGTTAAAGATGGAGAAGAAGTAACATTTTTCATTCTTCAACGACTAATTTCTCATCATTTCCCTTCAAAAGCTGTTCCTAAAGTAGCCGCAGCTTAAAAAATAAAAATAAAATTATTTTTTTTAGAATTATTATAAAAATAATTCACAATTTCGAAGATTTTTAATTAAAAATATTTATTTTAAATCTTCAATAGTGTAAATATCATCTGTAAAAGTTAATTCATTTAAATCATTAATTTCTTTATCATCAATAGTTGTACATCTATTATTATAAAGATTAATTAAACGATCACTAATAATATTATCATTAATTAAATTTGAAACTTGATCAGTATTTAATTTATAAGTAATAGTTACTTTAGTATTAGTAGCGACAGGTTTAGTAATAATAACAATATCACCTTTTTCAATTAAAATTCTTTTATTAAATTTTCTTAATGAACCACAAATAGTTCCAATACAATCTAAATTTGAATTAGAAATAACTAAACATCTACAATTTCCTAACATTTTAGAGATAAATCCATATTCTTCTAAATTTTCATCAATATTATAATTCATTTGTTTATTTTTGTTAAAAGATTTATTGTTTTTTTTATTTCTGATACTTGATTGATATGACATATTTTTTATATATTAATTCACTTTTAAATAAAAAATATCATTTTTTTTTATTTAAAAATAAAAAGCTTTTATTTAAATAACTTATTAATGAATAATAATTATTTAAATGATATATGGAGTCTTTATTTTCATGATCCATATGATATGAATTGGGAACCTAATAGTTATAAATTTATAAGTACAATAAGTAGTATTGAAGATTTTATAAATGTTTATAAGAGTTTTTATGAGTTATGGAGTAAAGGAATGTTTTTTATTATGAGAGAACATATAATGCCAAGATGGGAAGATGAAAATAATAAGAAAGGAGGTTGTTTTTCATTTAAAATTAATAAAAATGAAATATATGAAAAATTATTTGAAATTACATCACTTATATTAGGTGAAACATTAGGTAAAACAGATTTAATATCTAATAATATAAATGGAATATCAATTAGTCCAAAAAAGAATTATCATATTATAAGAATATGGATTAAAACAAATACAAATTTAGCAAAAGATAATTATAATTTAAATATACCAAATTATTCTACATTAATGTATAAATCACATATTGAATAAATTTAATTATAAGGATAAATAATAATAATAAAAATAAATGAGTTTTGAATATTTCATTAAAAATAATTTTGATATTTTAAATATATTATTTCATATAAATGAAAATAATTTAACTATAATTAATAATAATACTAGAATAATTAAAAAAGATATTTATATATCAAATATATTTAATTCTCTTCCTATTTTAAAAACATTATTAGAAGATATTCTCAATGAATTTATTTTAATTGAAACAAAAATAAAAGAATCATATAATCAAAATAATAATGAATTTATTTATAAAATTAAATTTTATAATCCTAAAATTTCTCATATTAAAGCATTTATTAAATTAAAAGAAATAAATAATAAAATTAATATATCTATTGATATTATTAATAATAATAATTGTATTATTTCTAATAAACTAACAGAAGATATTATAGGTAATATTATTATTAATTATTATAAAGCTAATTTTATAGAAAAAGATCTTAAAACTTTCTTAGAAAATACTAATCATCATTCTTTTGAGCTAAACATAATCTAACAGTTCCCATTGAAGCAATACTATATTGAAGTATAATAGGATAAGCATTTTTTAAATAAATTTCAACAGTAGAACATAAATTAGTACATTTAGTAAAAATACTTAAATATTTAAGACTAAATACTCCTTGAACTGGTTCTAATGAATTTTCATTTGTTTTTTTCATATTAATATTTTGTGTTTTTTCTGTACCTAATACTGTTTCTTGACAACAAAATTCTCCTTGACAACTTAATATTAATTTATCATTAATATTTTTTATTTCCATATATTCAGCCAAATTATGCATATCTCTTATAATCTTTTGAAGATATGCTGATGGCATTGTAATAATTGTATTAAAATCTTGTGGTGGAATATCAACATTAACTACATCTATATCTAACATTGATAATTTATATGTTGTTTTTACATTTCTTTCACTATTTTCAATAGTTATACCTAAAATATTTGGATCTGATTTTAATATGAATAATGATAGTATATCACTCGATGTTATTGTCTTTATTAACATATGAAATTTAAGCATATTTATACCAACATATAATTTCTTCTCGCAATAATATTTTTCAAACTTATCAGCATCTAATTTTAAATGAATCAATACTATATGTGTATTATCTAATGCTATTATTTTCATACCAGTATCATCAAATTCTAAATTAACATCCATTAATATTTCTTTCATAGCATCAATTACTAATTTAATAGTAGATGCTTGAACTGTTTTTATATTTAATAAATAATTATTATTACTCATCTTATAAAAATAAATATGATTTCCGCTTTAAATATAATTTTTTGAATAATATACATAACTACTAGGATCATCTTTTTCTATTTGTCTTGATGTTGATAAATATTCTCCTGCTAATGATCTTATACTTGATAAACTAGGATTATTAGAAAAATCAGCTAATCTATCTAATTGCGATCGTCTTTTTTTTTCTTCTTCAGTCATTTTTGAATCTCTTTCTTTTTTTACTTTATCATATTGATATTTAACTATCTCATATAATTCATTATAATTAAGTGTTTCCATTGTCGTTTCTAGCACTATTTTTTATATTAGATATTAATCTATTCATTTCACTATCATAAGCATCACATGTATCTCTAATATCATCCCATTTTGTCTTTTCTTTTTCTATTTCTATTGGTATATCCCATAATTCCATTAATGTTTTATTAATATCTCCATTATTATTATCAAATATTTCTTTTATTCTTTCATCACATATTCCTATAGGAGCTTGTTTTAATACTTTTTCCATTATTATCCTTTATTTCTTCCAATATTTTTATTTTATTATTACGAGAAAATGATATAAAGAAATTATTATATTCTTTAATTATTTGAAAAATGTGTTTAATATCTATTTTAATGCCTATATATAATGGATATGAATATTTAGATGAATCATTATTATCAGTTATTAATCAAACTTATAAAAACTGGGAACTTATCATAGGTATTAATGGTCATAAACCTGATTCTGATATTATTTTGAAAATTAAAGATACTGTTAATAATTTAATTAATAATTTTCATAATGATAATTTAAAAAACCAAATAAAAATTATTATTTATGATACTAAAGGAAAACCTGCTACTTTAAATAAAATGATTAATAATGCTAATGGTGATTATATTGCTATTTTAGATGTAGATGATTATTGGTTATCAGAAAAATTAGAAAAACAAATTCCTTATTTATATAATTATGATGTTATTGGAACTAATTGTAGATATTTTGGAAAATATTCACATTGTCCTAATATTCCATTTGGCGATTTAACGAATTATGATTTTATTATTAATGGTAATCCTATTATTAATTCTAGTAGTCTAATTAGAAAAGAATTAGCAATTTGGAATGAAAATGAAAGATTTGATGATTATGAGTTATGGTTAGAATTATCTTTAAATAAAAAAAAATTTTATAATATAAGTGATATTTTATGTATGCATAGAATATATAATAATAGTAGTTTTAATTCTGATGTAGAATTCAATAAACAATATTATGTTACTTTTATTGAAAAATGGAAAAATAAATATTATAAATAATTTCTTTCATTATTTTTTTTATATTATAAATAAGGTTATAGATAAATGTCTTCTATTGTTAATGGTTTATTCAATTTTATTATTAATAATTCAAGTGTTTCATCTAATAATGGACTTACTTTTAAATTATCAGGTAAAGGTTCTATGAATTCATCCAATCCTAATAATAGTTATGATAGAAATGGTATCGGGTTTCAATTATATAGTAATTCAGATGATTATAGAGATTTTGCTTTTGTTGATACTTCTAATATTTATAATAATGATTATTCTACTCTTAGAATTGGATTAAGAAAAAATGCCACTCTTTTAAATAGTATTACTTCAAATAATATTTATAAACCTTTAATTATTAATAGTAATATTTCTATTACTTCTAATGGTGTTGGTATAGGTACTAATAATCCATTAAGTGCTTTAGATGTTAGAGGTAATATGAATGTTTCTGGTAAAATTATTATGAATAATAGTGAATTTTCAGCAAATTCTATTATTATTCCTACTGCTACTATACCTTCTAATCCTGTTTTAGGTAGTACAAATTATATATATTACCAATTTGATCAAAATATTACTAATTCTATTACTTTTTCAACTTCAACTTTTGCTGATTTATTTATAGTCGGTGCTGGAGGAAATGGAGGTATTGGTACTAATTCTGGTGGCGGTGGTGCTGGTGAAATAATATATTATCCTAATTTTTTATTTATTCCTGGTACTTATAATATTAACATAGGAATAGCTTCCTCTAATTCTATTCTAAGAATTTCTAAAATTGTCTATAATAATTCTGATTTAATTAAAGCTATTGGAGGAGGTGATGGTGGATATGGTTCTACTCTTCCTACTAGTGGTGGTTCTGGTGGTGGAGGTGCTATTAATCAATCTGGAATTATTGCTGGAACTCCTAATAGTATTAATTCTTATTTAACTGGTGGAACTAATGGCAATTCTTTATCTGGTGGAAATGGAGGTTCTGCTACATCATCTGGAAGATTTACTACAACTATAACAGGATCTACTTTATCTGTTGGATTAGGAGGATTAGGTGTAAGTTCATCCGGTGGAGGTGGAAATGCTGTTAATTTTGGTGATGGCGGTAATGGTAATGGTGGTATTGGAAAACAAGGTATAATTATTATAAGAATTGATACTAATACAAATAAAGATATCTTAAATATTAAAAGTGATAATATTAATTTTCAAAATCTTATTATTAATTGTAATTTAGCAGTTGGTGGTACTATTTATAGAAGTGATGGATCTATATTTACTGGTTCTGGTAATTCTAGTTCTTCTACTACTATAAATAGTAAATGGAATATTTCTGAAGGAACTTCTAATATTTATTATAATGAAGGTTTAGTTGGTATTGGTTTAAATAATCCTCAATCTTTATTACATTTATCTTCTGTTAATGCTAATTCTGATATTACTTTAAAATTTACTGATGGAAGTACTGGTATTAATAATAATGGATTAATACTAAAAAAAGATGAAAATCAAAATGGTTTATTTTGGAATTATCAAAACGCTGATTTATTATTTGGAACTTCTAATCTTGAACGTATGAGAATAACTTCATCTGGAAGAATTGGTATAGGTACTTCTAATCCTCAAGCTTTATTAGACGTAAGAGGTAATATTGTTATTGCCGGAAATTTATTAAAACCAGATGGAAGTAAATTATATGCTAGTCAATTATCTAATTCTATAATTAATCCTAATAATATTTATTATAATCTAGGATATTTAGGTATAGGTACTGATAATCCTACTTCTGCTTTAGATGTTAGAAATGGTAATATTATTTTAAATCAAGGAAAAATAGGTATTGGTTTAACACAACCTAATGCTGATATACATATATCTTCTATTAATTCTAATTCATCAATTTCTCTTCGAATTACAGATGGAACTACTGGATTATCAGGTGGTATAAGTCTTGAAAAAGATAGTAATCAAAACGCTAAATTATGGAATTATCAAAATGCTGATATTATTCTTGGAACAAATAATCTTGAACGTATGCGATTAACTTCTTCTGGTAGAGTTGGTATAGGTACTACTAATCCTCAAGCATCTTTAGATGTTAGAGGTAATTTATTATTAAGTGGAACTTTATTAAAATCTAATGGAACAAATTATTTTAACAATCAATTATTTGTTTCACCTATTAATTCTAATAATATTTATTATAATCTTGGTAATTTTGGTATTGGAACTACTAATCCTAAATCACTTTTAGATGTTACTAATGGTAATATTACTATTAATAATGGTTATTTAGGTATTGGTACTACTAATCCTCAATCGCATATTCATTTATCTGCTTCAACTAATAATACTGAAGTAACATTAAGATTAACTGATGCTACATCAGGAACATCTTCAACTTCAGGATTAATATTATCTAAAGATACTACACAAAATGCTAGATTATGGAATTATCAAAATACTGATTTATTATTTGGAACAAATAATCTTGAACGTATGAGATTAACTTCTTCTGGTAGAGTTGGTATTGGTACTACTAATCCTCAAGCAACTATGGATATAAGAGGTAATTTAATAGTTAGTGGAAATTTAAATAAACCTGACGGTTCACCATTTTTTAGTAGTCAATTGTCAAATTCTTCTATTAATCCTAATAATGTTTATTATAATCTTGGTAATTTTGGTATTGGAACTACTAATCCTAAAGCAGGATTAGATGTTACTAATGGTAATATAATCGTTAATAATGGAAGAATAGGTATTGGTACTACTAATCCTCAATCACATATTCATTTATCTGCTCCAACTAATGATACTGAAGTAACATTAAGATTAACTGATGCTACGTCAGGAACATCTTCAACTTCAGGATTAATATTATCAAAAGATACTAATCAAAATGCTAGATTATGGAATTATCAAAATACTGATTTATTACTTGGAACAAATAATCTTGAACGTATGCGAATATCATCAAATGGAAGAATTGGTATAGGTACTACTAATCCTCAAGCTTTATTAGATGTAAGAGGTAATTTAATAGTTAGTGGAAATTTAAATAAACCTGACGGTTCTCCTTTTTTTAGTAGTCAATTATTAAATTCTTCTATTAATCCTAATAATATTTATTATAATCTTGGTAATATTGGTATTGGAACTACTAATCCTAGAGCAGGATTAGATGTTACCAATGGTAATATAATTGTAAATAATGGAAGAATAGGTATTGGTACTACTAATCCTCAATCACAGATTCATTTATCTGCTTTAACTAATAATACTGAAGTAACATTAAGATTAACAGATGCTACAACAGGAACATCTTCAACATCAGGATTAATATTATCAAAAGATACTAATCAAAACGCTAGATTATGGAATTATCAAAATACTGATTTATTATTTGGAACAAATAATCTTGAACGTATGCGAATATCATCAAATGGAAGAATTGGTATAGGTACTACTAATCCTTTGGCATTATTAGATATAAGAGGTAATTTAATAGTTAGTGGTAATTTAAATAAACCAGATGGTTCACCTTTTTTTAGTAGTCAATTATCAAATTCAGTTATAAATCCTAATAATATTTATTATAATATTGGTAATTTTGGTATTGGAACTACTAATCCTAGAGCAGGATTAGATGTTACCAATGGTAATATAATTGTAAATAATGGAAGAATGGGTATTGGTACTACTAATCCTCAATCACAGATTCATTTATTTGCTTTAACTAATAATACTGAAGTAACATTAAGATTAACAGATGCTACAACAGGAACATCTTCAACTTCAGGATTAATATTATCAAAAGATACTAATCAAAATGGATTATTATGGAATTATCAAAATGCTGCTTTATTATTTGGAACAAATAATCTTGAACGTATGCGAATATCATCAAATGGAAGAATTGGTATAGGTACTACTAATCCTTTAAATATATTGGATGTAAGAGGTAATATAAGTTTAAGTGGTAGATTATTAAGACCAGATGGTTCAATATTTTTTAGTAGTCAATTTTCTAATTCTCCAATAGTTCCTAATAATATTTATTATAATCAAGGTTTTGTAGGAATAGGAACTACTAATCCTAGAGCAGGATTAGATATAACAAATGGTAATGTTATAGTAACAGGCGGATCAATTGGTATAGGATTAACAAATCCACAATCTTTAATTCATTTATCTGCTGCTACTACAAATACAGATGTAATTTTAAGAATGACAGATGAAACTACAGGTACTAATCTTACATCAGGTTTAATATTACAGAAAGATAGTAATCAAAATGGTTTATTATGGAATTATCAAAATAATCATATAATTTTTGGAACAAATAATCTTGAACGTATGAGAATAACATCAAATGGAAGAATTGGTATAGGTACAACTACACCATTATATACATTGGATGTTAATGGTAATATAAATTCTACAGAATTATTAATTAAAGGAACTAATATAAGTAATATTATTGATAATAAAATAACAACAACTAGTAATATATTAGTTGATTATAATAATCTTATAAATAAACCTATTTTAACTAATTATTTAATATCAACTACAGCAAGTAATACATTTATTACAATAACTAATGCCAGTAATTCATTTATATCACAAAGTAATGCTGCTTATTTTTATGCTACAAAAACAGATTTATCTACAAAACAAAATAATATTACAGTAACAGCTCCAATTGTTAAAACTGGTGATAATATATCATTAAATTATGATACTAATAGTTTTATATTAAATTCTAATAATCAATTAGCTTTTGCTGGAAATTTTAGTCAATGGATTAATAATGGTAATAATATTTATTATAATTTAGGAAATGTAGGTATTGGTACAACAAATCCTACAGCAAAACTTCATATAGAACATAATTCAACATCAACTTCAGGTGATAATGGTGGATTATATGTATATAATCCTAATAATGTAGTTAATAATTCATCAGTTATTTGTACTAGAATAGCAGGATCATCTGCTAATAAAACAGGTTATTCATTAGAAGTTGCTAATAATTTTGGATGGTCTATGTATATACAAGGAAATGATAGTGTTAATAAAACTTTAAGATTTAATAATACACCAGATATGACAGGTAATGATTGTTTTGTAATAAATGGTAATAATAATAATGTTGGTATAGGAACAAATAATCCAACTTCATTATTACATTTAAATAGTTCAAATCAAAATACACATATAGGAATAAGATTTACAGATGCTACAACTGGTTATACAACTACAGATGGATTAGTATTAGAAAAAACATCAAATAATGATGGTAGATTTTGGAATTATGAAAATGCTGATATATTTTTTGGAACAAATAATGTTGAAAGATTAAGAATAAAAAACGATGGAAGAATAGGTGTTGGTATTAATCCTTCTTCAGCTTATTTATTACAAATTCATAATATTTTACCAGCATCAATAACTACTGGTATTTTATTATCAGATACTAATTCTAGTACTACAAATGCTTCAGCAATTGTTAAAAATAATAATCATAATCTTGAAATAAAAACATTAGGTCAAAATGATATAATACTGGGAACTAGTAATATTGAAAGAATAAGAATAAAAAATAATGGAAATATTGGAATTGGGACTGTAAATCCAACATCTACTCTTCATATTAATGGTGATTTAAGAGTATCTGGAAGAATTCTTAATAATGATGGAACAGAATATACAATAAGTATAGATAAACCACTTAATATAAATCCTAATATTTTTTATTATAATAGCTCTGGACAATTAAATATATCTAATTTTAATATTACTACAACTGGATCTACAACAAATCTAAATTTATCTGCTAGTAATACTAATATTAATGCTTTAAATATAAACAATAATTTATATGTTGGTCAGAAAATAGGTATACAACAAAGTCCATCATATCCTTTAGATGTTGCTTCTTTCGCAAATACACCATATACATTTTCTGGTTCATCTATTGGAATTCTTCAATCAAGTGGTGCTACAACAACATCATCCTCAACATCAATTGCTAATATTGTTATAAAAGCAAATGGTGCTATATGGAGTACTTCATCATTTATAGCAAGTAGTGATAGTAGAATAAAAAGAAATATTAATGATATAATTGATGATAGTGCTTTACAAAAAATATTAAAAATAGAACCTAAAACATATAACTATATTGATTATATATCTAAAGGATCATGTAATGTATATGGATTTATTGCTCAACAAATTAATGAAATTATACCAGAAGCAATAACAATAAAAGAAGAATATATTCCAAATATTTATGATATTGGAAATATTGATAGTAATAGACCTAATGAAATTATTCTTAAAAATATTAATAATTCAATTAATGTAAATGATACTGTAAGAGTTATAAGTAAATCAAATGGTATAAATGATTATAATATTAGTGATATTAGAAGTTCAAATTGTATTGTTATAGATAATACCATAAATGATTCAAACTGTATAGTATATGGTACTAAAATTAATGATTTTTATACATTAGATAAAACTTATATTTATACTTTAAATGTTTGTGCTACACAACAATTATATAATATTATAATTGAACAACAAAAACAATTAGAAAATTTACAAAATATTGTAGATAAAATGGTAGATGTTATATATAATTATAATGATAGTAATTTAAATTCAAATATTAATTCAATATTTAATAATAATGATAGTAATTTAACTTCAAATAATGATAGTAATTTAACTTCAAATAATAATTTAATTTTTAATAATAGTAATTTAAATATAACTTCAAATAGTAATATAATTTTTAATAATAGTAATTTAAATATAACTTCAAATAGTAATTTAACTTCAAATAATGATAGTAATAATATAACTTTTAATAATGATAGTAATAATATAATTTTTAATAATGATAGTAATAATATAATTTCAAATAATGATAGTAATATAACTTTTAATAATAATAGTAATATAATTTTTAATAATAGTAATTTAAATATAACTTCAAATAGTAATTTAACTTCAAATAATGATAGTAATAATTTAATTTTTAATAATGATAGTAATAATTTAATTTTTAATAATAATGATAGTAATATAACTTCAAATAATGATAGTAATAATTTAATTTTTAATAATGATAGTAATTTAACTTCGAATAATGATAGTAATATAACTTCAAATAATGATAGTAATAATTTAATTTTTAATAATGATAGTAATTTAACTTCAAATAATGATAGTAATTTAACTTCAAATAATGATAGTAATATAACTTTTAATAATGATAGTAATAATATAATTTTTAATAATGATAGTAATAATTTAATTTTTAATGATAGTAATATAACTTCAAATAATGATAGTAATAATTTAACTTCAAATAATGATAGTAATAATATAAATTTGTAAAAAATATAATATAAAAATAATAAAAAATTACATAATATATTAATATTATTTTTTATAAAATAATAATGGGTGGTGGTGAAAGTAGATATGTTCAAGATCAAGAAGTATTTGTTAGAAATAATGTTGAAAAATATAAAGAAGTATTGCCTTCTCATTATTCAAGAGAACAAATTAAAGGTAAATTAAGACAATTATATGCTAATTCTGATAATGTTGATAGAAATAAAAATTCATATATTATGGATTATGAATGGTCAAAAGCAAAACAACAAGTAATTCCTAGATATTCATCTAGAAATGAAATGAATGGATTAAGAAGATATCATTAAAAATTTAAGTATTAAATGATATAATTATTTTTTTTATTAATAATAAGGTTATTATTATTTTTTATATGTCAGATGATATAAATATAAATGACAGTATTTATAATCTTCATAATGATAATAATATAATAACATCTAATTCTGGCATTATTATTAAATTAGGTGGAAAAGGATCTATTAATGAAAATACTAATAATAATGGTATTGGATTTCAATTATTAGATAATAGTAATTTAAGAGAATTTGCTATTATAGACACTTCTAATATTAATAATCCTAATTTAAAAATTAAATTTAATAAAAATTTTATTAATTTCAATAATAATTCAAATTATTCTCTTATTTTTAATTCTAATTTTAATATCTCAAATTCAATAATTTCTATTAATAATAATACTAATAAAGAATCTTTAAATATCTCTGGAAATGTTAATTTAACTTCCAATATTATTATTAATAATAATATTTTAAATTTTGCTTCTAATATTACCAATACAACTTTTATTAATTCTTCTAGTTTAATAATTTTAAGTAATCTTACTATTGGTGGTATTATTTATAAAACAGATGGTTCAATATATTCAGGATCATCTACTACAAATAAAGCAGAATGGAGTGAATATCCTTTTAATCCTAATAATATATATTATCAATTAGGTAATGTAGGTATTGGTATTACAAATCCTACTTCTCTATTACATTTACATTCAAATAAAGATGTTACATTAAGATTAAGTAATCTTTTAATAAGTAAAAATACTAATAATGATGGTATTTTTTTAAATTCTGAAAATTCTTCTTTATTATTTGGCACTAATAATCTTTTACGTTTTTTTATTGATAATAAAGGTAATGTAGGAATAGGTACAAATACTTCTTTATATACATTAAATATAAATGATAATATTATTTCATCAGGATCATTATTAAAAAATTCTAATTCTAATTTTTATAGTAGTTATTTAAGTAATTCATTAATAAATCAAAATAATATTTATTATCAATTAGGAGCAATTGGTATAGGTACTACATTTATTAATAATTCAAATTCATCATTAGAAATTTATAATAATAATATTCTAATTAGTAGTAATGGTTTATTAGGTATTAATACAAATAATCCACTTTCTCATATACATATTCATAATTCAAATTTAAATATTCCTTTAAAATTTCAAATGTCTAATATTTATTTACAAAAAAACAGTAATCAAGATTTAATTTTATTAAATACTGATTTATATAATTTAATTTTTTCTACTAATAGTAATAATATTCTTAATATATCTTCAAATGGTAATATAAGTATAGGTTCTTTATATTCTGATATTACACAATCTTTTGAAATTTATGGAAATTTACTAGTTAATGGTTCTTTATTGAAATCAGATGGATCTTTAATTATATATAATGAGTTAAGTAATTCTACAATCAATTCTAATAATATTTATTATAATAGAGGTTTTTTTGGTATTGGAACTAATAATCCATATAATGGAATAGATATTTATGGTAATATAATTATTAATAATGGAACATTTGGTATAGGTATAACAAATCCTATTTCTAATTCTTTATTAAATATTAATTCTTCTAATTTAAATTCTTCTTTATCTATACAATTTACTGATAGTT